TCAATTCTTGCTGTTGATTCTTCTTTAGAAGCTTTAAGCTTTAATCCTGCCGAAGATGATATAGAGTTAATTAGTTTACTTCCAGCACCAAAAACAAGACCATAAATACCAGCCGTAAATTTATTAAACAAGGAACCTTCACCAGCGGTTAGAACAGGCCATAAAATAAGTAATGCAACTGCTAATCCTAAAGCAATAGAAAGGGCAAACCACACTTCTCCCGGCGTTTTTTGTACCCACCCCCAAGGTAGTTTATAGTAAAGTCTCTTGATAAAATCAAGGACAAAGAATATTGCTGTAGATACACCAGCAATAAGAGCCGTATCTTGAAGTGCAGATGCCCAATCTATTGTTTCCACAATTTATTTGCCTTTTTTAGCGAACGTTACTTCTTTAGGTTTTCTTTTAAATATATCTCTAAATCTAGGTTTAAATCCTAATGCTCTATCTTCTACAATCTTACGATTATAGACCTGAGTTACACCTAGTAAGGCTCCAGCAACAATTAAACCGTTAAATACGGCTAGAATATAGCTAGGCCATTCACCATTACCAAAATATGCAGTAACACCAACAACAACTGCTACAGAAAGAGCTAGAGCAGCAATTCTATTTACGAATTCTGTCCAGTAAATTCCTAAAACAGCTTTAAGAATAGTTAAAACTAGCGTTACAGCAGCAACGGCACCAGGAAGAGTTGCTAATCCCTGCCAAGTAATTTCTTCCATTTATTTCTTTCCTTTCTTTTTAGTTTTACACTTATTTCTTATTTCCATTTTTCATCCTTGTCCTTTCGCTCCATTCTTTTGCGTCTTTTCTCTTTCTGCTGTGTATATTCATCTATTTCTAAGGCTACGGCTTCATCCATTCCATTTTTAATTAGGTAATCATAACAGGCAGAAGGTAATTTTCTGTCTTTCTCTTTTTTCATTACGCTCCTTTTAAAACCCCCAAATCTAGAAAATCAACTTTATGTCTAACAATTTTCTTGATACCATCAATATCGGCTACTTTCATATGCAATATAACCCCGCCAACATCAGGGTCTAGCCGTTTTTTAATAAGGTAATCACTCTGAGCTTCAAAACAAGCAGGTAGTAATACAATAGAGTCACGATAGCTAGGCATATAAAGAGAAATATGCCAATGCCCTATAATAGACACATCACAAATTGATTCTGCTTTTAAACTATCAAGAATTCTTTGTGGTTTGTAGCTACGAACTAATCCTAATCCACCTTCACCATGATGGACAAGAAATTTAATACCATCCTGTTCCATAGTGGCGCTCATTTTACCTAGATAGACAATATCATCTCGTTTATCAGCTATTTTTTGAACAATATCAGAGCCACATTGTTTATAAAGGTCTAAGTCATGGTTTCCACTAATAGTATAGGTTTTAAGACTAGTTTGAGGAAACACAGAGCAAACATAGTTAATTTGCTTATCTTCTCCAACTATTTTAAGGTCTTGCATTTGACCACGATATACTGTACCGTTACCTGAAGTGAAATCTCCTGCACAAATAACACCTTCTACTTTCTCTTCTTCACAAATCTTATAGAAGTTATATAGAAGGTCTAACTGCTCATGAGTAGAACAAATATGAGGGTCTGCCATAATTCCCCATTTAATCCATTCTCCGTCCTTAAACAAGTTAATCTTATGAGATATGTTATCAGGAGTAGGAGCTAACCTATCAAAGACAAGATATCCTTGATGGAATTTTATGGCTGTTCTACTATTAAGCAAGTCATCTAGAAGGTCTTCAAGACCATCCATATCTAAATTAAACCTCTTGGCTAAATCAGTAGGCTTTTGGGGATTTGTTCTTATCAGCCTAAAAGCCTTTTCTACTGGGTCATCGCCTAGAGTTTCTAACCTTGAAATCTCCCTTTGATACCTCTTTCTTAGTGCCTCTTGAGTGACACCTATTTTATATTCGTTATTAAATTCTGTTGTTACTTCTTTCCACGACTGTTCTTCTTTTAATCGTTCACCTATGAATTGAAATTGGTCAGCTTGCAAAAATTTACTCTCCTTTTGATTTTAAACTAAACAACTTTAAGTTGTTATTCTTACTTTTGGCTAAACGTAGCATAAGGTCTTCTCTACGCGCTAACTCTCGCTTTTCTATTTCCTCCTGTTTAACAGCGAGTTCATCTATTTTTTGGAGTGTCTTCAAAACTGGCATCTTTTTAACTAGACTAAACTAGTCTATACCCACCCCCTTTCCTTATTTGCAGTTATTTTTACCATTTTCAAGAGCCTTAACTATTTCATCCAAAGTTGATACATATCCTTCAGCAGCTTTATCTACTCTTTCTTGAGCAGCATCTACTCTTATTTGACTAACATCTTGCCTTATTTGGGTAGCATCTTGTCTTATTTGAATAGCATCTTGTTTATCGTCTTTTAATTGGGAAAGCTTTTCTCGCATAATCCTAGCATCTTCTATGGCCTTTATAGTCTTTATTAAATCAAGAGCTTGGCATCTTGCCTCAGTGATAATAGTTAAACTTTTTAGCTGCTGACTGGTAAGAGTCTGCGCTCTAAGGATATTATCGAGTACTTCAGCGATTTTGTCAAGTGCCTCGTCCTTTCTTTCCAAAGCAGGGATTATCTGTTCTAGTATACCATTTTCTGCCGTTAATGTCTGATTCTGCTCAGTTTTCTTCTTTACCTGAGAGATTTTTTTGTTCACCTTGGCAGTATACACCGAAAAGAAGCCGGTGACAAGTGCGCCGAACAGCATAAAAACTCCAGCTATAAGTTGTTCTATTGGTAAACTCATTATCCTGCTCCATATTTATTATTAGTTTTATTTGCTCTTTCACTGTTTGGTCCTGCTTCTGCTGAACCAATAAGAGAAACCCTTACATACATGATATCGGCTGGAGCCGTAGTCACATCAACTCCCCCCCAATAACCAACCACTCTACACAAAACGAATTCAATTCCCTCTTCTTCAGAACGTGAAGTAATCATAACCTCTGGAAAAGTACCGGGTTCAGGTAAATCATAACCAACTCTTGAGTTTCCTGGAGGAACTGAAAAGGTAAGCCATTCAGTTCCAGTTTCTATATCTCTGTAATAAATTTTCCCTACTCCAGCCTCATCTTCTACAGTTTCATAATAATAGATATCAGCATATAGAAAAACTTTAGTGCCTATAATATTGACAAAAAGTGACGTAGTAATACTTTCTGCATAAGCTCCAGAAGGTGGCATTGTTACCCATGAATCATCAGCAATTTTATATATCTTTATTGTATCTCTTGTACTTGAGATAATAGCCATATAATCATCGGTTATTGTTATATCATATTTATTATTGGTTCCTAATGAGTAGTTCTCTACTAGAGTAGCACTTTCTCCATCATAGGCAATTAGAACAGCCTTTTCATTTAATAATGCACCAACATAATAAGTTCCGTCAGCTTTTTCATGAACAAAAAATAGTTTATAGCCAGTTGGAGAACCATCACTAGTAATTCCAAGGTCATAAGTTTCAGTATTAACATAAGTAGCACTTGAACCAGTAACATTAAAGTTAACTACATGGAAAGCATTAGTCCAAGTTGCTGAACCTCCTGAGATAACTCTTTTATCTGGAAACAGAAAAAACTTAGCTGTACCATCATCCTTAACTATTAATTGGCCTTCAATTGCACGATAATCTGTACCATCTTCCCAAACATCAGTTACATCAGCTTGATTAAGCATTAAATATAAAGTTTTTTCTAGTACAACCTCATCATTGATAAAATATTTTATACCTGTAAATCCTTGGTCAACAGAATCAGATGAATGCCTATAAACAATTTGGCATACATGGATATTTCTATCTTCATCAAAGGCAAAGGGAGTAGTTTCTGCCATTAGTCCTTTTTTGTAATCTCCACCAACAGGACTAGCTACTGTTGAAAAATAGTCTGAAGGAGAGTTACAATTTATATAACCACCATTATGAAGAACTTCCCATGTGTTACCATTATCTCTAGACTCCCATACTTTTATATGTTTATGGTTTGTCTCTGAAATATTATAAAATGACATATCTGGATGATAATAAGTTAAAGCCATTAGCCCACCCAACCATAATATTGTACTAGTTTAGCATAATGAGAGGAATCAACCTGCATCAATAGTGCTGCCTCTCTATTGTGACTAGTACCATCAGTTTCATCTTCTATTGTTGGTTGTGATGTTTGATTAGTTGATGTTATCATCAAAGTAACAGGAGCAGCAACACTAGTTGTAATATCTAATGCAGCATACTGTCTTCCAGTAGAAGCTATTGTAGGAAAAGTATATAGCAAAGTTCCTGGGGAATACTGTTTAGCTTGTGCTTCAGCAGTACTAGTAGGATAATCTCCAGAATTTTGAAGATAAATGCTAACTGTTTCTGAAACACATAAATTATAGCTAGAAGTGCTATAACCTATAGGAAAATAGATACGCTTTGTTATTGGTGTTCTATCAGTTGCCATTCCCCAAAAATTTAACCACAACACTTCCCAACGCGCACTATAATTTCCCGCATTAGCACCTTCAGTTAAATAATATAGTCTTTTTCCTGGAGAAAAATTACCTACTGTGAAGTCAAAAAAGATAAAACCGCCACCAGAATCAGTTAATATATTATCCCAAGCTACTGCTGGGTCTTCATCCATTCTAATCTCAGTATAACGAAGGTATCCATTATTACTGGAACTGTTTGTTTGTCTAGCATTGACTATATCCCATATATTATCTATGTCTGTAACTATTACTTTACCAGTAGTAAAATGTCTATCAGTTCCAATTTTAGTTAGATGGTCATGTGTTCCATTAATAGCATCAGTATATAGTTCGGGTAATTGGTCACTAAAAAAATAATATCCTTCAGCTTGTAAATCCCAATCCCAATCATCATGAGTATAAATTATTCTTTTTCTAGCTGATGGCATTCAGCGGCTCCTAAATATTAGGTTTCAATAAGACCAGAAGTTCTAAGCACTTCTAGTATCTCATTTATTTTTAGCTGCTCAGGAGTAGGAGTAGCATCTTCAGCAACATCAGCCACAGTTTCTCCAGTTTTTACTACTCCTGGTCCATCAACCCAAGCAGGAGTAGCAATAGTATCATCATAATATTGAAATGCTTTATCATCCCAGTTAAATCTTATAGCACCATAACTATAGTTAGGTGTTATATCATCCATTCCAGTTTCCCACCAACCAAAATATCCTATTTCATCATTTAATGAACCAACAGCTTGATTACTTATAACCAGTGGAAACGTCCATGTAGCAGACCCATCCTGATTATTATAGGCAAGATAATAAGTATCTTCTGATTCACTATATCTTACCCACATAACTCCTGGTTCATCAGTACTAAATGGAGTTTTACCAATTGCTGTATATTCAAATGGCAAACAATAATTAAGACGTTGCCATGCAGGAGTGGCCCAATCTTCGCGCCAAACAAATAGACCTACCATTTTATTGTTGTTGTCAGAAGATTCTGCTTCTTCTGGTATAACAATGAGTAAATGAGTATTGGCAATTCCTACAGTAGTCATGCTATCCCAGTTAATAACTCCAAAAGCCTCAATTTCAAGCTCTTCAAAATCAACTAAGCCTGATACCTTAGTCCATGCAGGAGTAGCTAAATCATCATCCCAAATATAGATAGCATCTTCATCCAGAACTACTCTGGCTTCTCCTGCGATTCCATCAGGTAATGCCGCAGAATTAGCTACAGGTGCTTGCCAACTAAAATCAGAAGGAAGATTTGCCCAAGGTAAGTTACCTTCTATTTCTGCGCCAGCAGTTAGGGTAATCTTTCCAGGGCTAGAATAACAATGGCTAACTGCTGGGGGTTTTCCTAATGTTCTTGCTACTCCAGTCCATTCATATTCTTCTACAGGAGTAGCATCATTCATATCTACTTCAGCAATAAGAGAATTAGTTGGATAAGTTCCACTAGTTGTAGTTCCATAAATTCTTACTTTTTCTGCACTAGTATAATCAAGTGCAGCCCAATTTATTGTAATTGTATTGAAAGAACTAATCGTACTAGCAGTTACAGGAGCCTTATCACAAGTAGGTACTCCAGTGTTATCATCAGTATAAGAATTTGTAGCTCCAGCAGTAATTTCAGCTAGTTTTACATAGCTACCAGAGTTTCCAATTTTTCTGTAAACAAATATTGCATCTGCACCATTAGCAACTTCATTAAGAGATTGAAAATGAATAGTACATTCATAAGTATCATCAGTAGGAATTGATACATATACTGGTGCGCTTGGTAAGGATTCTCCCCCATCTTTTGTGTAAGAGATTTTATACCAATAATCTCCACCAGTAAGACCACCAGGACAAGTTTGAATATCAGTAGGAGTAGCATCATCATTTATAGTAGGTGTAGTAGGAGTTGTTATTCCTGCTCCTGTTGCTATGCTTACAACATCTGAAGCTGCCGTTTCTCTTGTAAGAGCATCAACATAAGTTATTGCGATATAATAAGTTGTACTGGCCGGTAAATATCCTCCTGTTGTTGCCGTACTTAATGACAATGTTCCTGTAGGATTTTGTACTGCTGCTGCTCCAGTATGTGTATGTGCTACAAGCCCATATAAAATTTCATCGGCGGCAATCCAATTCCAATAAGTAGCTGCCCAATCATTAGTAGAGGGAACTGCATTATGAACTGCTGTAAATCCAAAATAATCTGTTGTTGTTACTGTCATGTTTTATCCTTTCCTACTAAGAGGCTACATATCCTTTTCCTTCGAATCTATAATGTATTCTTACTACTTTATCGGTTTCAGTACACTCTGAGTTTACTTGACATACTAAAAGATAGCATCCAAAGAAGATTTTATCTTCAATATGCCAATGAATTACTCTAGGTATAAAAATCGCCGGTTGATAATCTTCTGCTGTTAGCTCAGATAATGATGTTGGAAGTGCTTGAGTATACATATTGTCTCCAAGCGCACTAAAATCTATTCCAGCCGTTCCATCTAATCCTGAAGTAAATATTGGTCTAGAAACATAAGCAAAGGCAAATGGAATATAGTCACTTATAGCCCATCCATAACCACCTTCAACTTGTGTTGCTTCCATTACACCAAGAGTTACTAATCCATTTGCTTGTTTAATTCTAGCAAGTTCTTGATTTTGACGCATTTTTTTTAGTATATCACCAGCACTATAATTTAAATTCCGTGCTGGATAAGTATAGGCTTTTAGATTTATTTTCTTAGTCATTATTCCCATCCCATAGTATTTTCTTCTCCACCAGCACCACCAGTAATACGAGTACCAGATAATCCAGTAGTTATTTTATTTTGTTGAGCATCTGTAGTTCTATTCAAGGCTGTAATAAAAATATTAGTAGCTCCACCAAGTTTTGAAGAACCAGTCATGCTCATTCCTACTTCTACTGCTAATGGTACAGACTCACTATCATAGGTAGCACTTCTAGCTCCTATTACTGACTTATAAAGCTCTTTTTGACCAAACTTTGTTAGTTCATCAGTAGATTGTAAATGATATCTCTCTTCAACTTGAACAGCTAATTCTACTACTTGACCATTAAGAATGTTTAATCCTGCTGATGATGTTACAATTACTTCTTTAGGGTCTTCACCATCAACTACCCATAATCCATCCTCACCAACTTTTCCAACCATCCCCGATACAACAGCTTGGCTAAAGACACCTTCTTTTGAATAGCTTAATTGTAAACCTCTACCAAAATCTCCTATATCTGTATCTTGTAGAGGGGGATTATCAATATCCTCCTGGTCATAAATAGGTGTTCCATCATCTGCTTTTGCTGTTGGCATAGCTGACCAACCTTCAGTTCCAGTTATATCAATCATAACCATTTTTTTATCTCTTTTGAATCTAGCCATATATCCATTAAGACCAAGAATATCTTCAATTACTTGCCAACAACTTTCACCTTTTTGAATTTTACTTTCAAGAGGAACTACACTGATACCTGGCGTTCCTCCAGCACCACATTCTAATCCTGCTTCATTTAATTGATTTAAAAAAGGAGTCAAATAATCTGTTGGTTCATCTACTATATATCTTGCTCCAGCAAAAATTGTGGCTAAGGCAGGTTCTTGTTCAGTCGCATCTGTAACCTCTTCTTCTGAAATATAACCATCATTATCTAAATCAGCTTGTGATTTTTCTACTAGAGAATCATAGTAATCTTTAAGATAAAACCATGCCATACTAGGCTCTGTAACAATTTTACTTGGGTCAAACTTAGTATCAATAGCGATTTGACCATATCCTTCAAGTTGTACTTCATAGTATGGAACATCGTTTTCATCAAGATATGAAGTAACTCCAACTACTCGCCAATAAGTAGTACAAGTTCCTAATCCACCACCACTTTCGGTTACAGTAGCTAATTGATTAGGTTCTATAGGAGCAGAATCATATAATGTTCCCCATTTAGCTTCATCTTCTTCGGTTTTTACTTCTCCCATAACTCCAACTTGTTGCTCACCCTCATCACCAATAGTGGCATTAAGCATAGTTAAAGTTCCTGTAGAAACAATATTATCAAGAGATTCATTAAGTGTAAAACGAATTGGTTCTCCAGCTAAATTAGTAGACAGAGTAACATCTAATGCTCCTGTGTCTTCTCCAGAGCCAACACTTCCAGGCTTAAATCTTCCTAGAGCGGGTAAATTGTTGCTATAATCTTCATCTCCAATAGGCATTAAGTCACCGGAATTCTTAGAGTCATAGTAAAGGTATATTTATTAAGAGCAGCTACAGGTTTAATGCTCCAACTATCAACAAGAACACTACGGGTAGTTCCAAATCCATCTGTATAAGTACCAGAAGGCGTATCATTTAAGTCATCATTTAAACCTTCTGCTTCAGTTCTAGTTAAAGCATAAGTACTCAAAGAAATAAAACCAGATATATCGAACACTAAACTTTTATTAGTCTCGCGTTTAAACTTGTAAGTTTTATTATCAGATGTTACTTCAACTTCAGTCCAAGTAGATTCAAGGTGGGGAAGTGTTTCATCTGTTACATGAATTTCATAACCATTAATATCTGACATTTATCCCTCCTTAAAATCTTTCTGAATATTGAGATGCTCTAGAGAAGAAAGTAGTGTTACCCTGACGTAAATCTAGGATAGCTTGTTTAATTTCTTCTAAGTCATTATCATCACGCACAACAATACTACCAACTTCAACAGTAGTTTGATTGATTGTGACTGGACCAGATTCTCCTTGAGTTGCAGCACCATATATTTTAACAGGAACCGCGCCACCATGCAAGGGAATAATAGCTTCTGGACCATGTAGTAGTGCTAATTGTTCTTGTGCTAATTCAATGCCACCAAATTGATAGCTTGGAAATGCCGTAGTTGCGCCTTCTTTTCCTCTAGCCATCGCTGCTAAATTCAATGACATTTGGCCTACAACCCCTTTAATATCTGCTCCAAATACATTTGCTAAGGCAGTTTCAAATCCTTCACTGTCTGCATTTACTCCAGTAATCATATCTTCAGCAGCTTGGACTAATCTATTAATGTTGTCTATTAATGTTCCTTGCTCAGCTTGGGCTGTAGCTAATCTTTTATCCCAGTATTCCTTATCAAAGGTTATTGCTTGAACTCTATAGTTCAATCCTGTTTGTGTTCTTGTAATATCAGATGTTTTATCTGCTAAGGCATTGTATTGAGTAACAAGACTTTCCATAACCTCTGTGCTAATTAAACCTTGAGCCATAGCTTCTGCTGTTTGCATCATCTTCATATCAGTAATAGCGCCTTCTAAGTCAAAGATTTTTTTGTTAGCTTCCATTTTTTCCTTAGCTGCTTGAGCATCTTGATTAGCTAATTCAACTTTTCTTTCAAGTAATGTAAGTTCTCTTTCATGAGCAGCAATAGCATTATTAGTAGCTTCAATTTCTTGTTGTTTTTTCTCAACAAGAGATTGTTGTTTTTCTAGTTCTTTTTCTAACTGTTCAAGTCTAGGTTTATTAGCTTCTATAACTGCCATAGCAGCATTAACGCCGTCTTCAATTTGTTTAGTAGTAAACTCTTCTTCACGCTGAGATTTTTCTTTGAAATGTTCAATATCCATTGTAGCATTTCTACGTTTAGCTTCCTCTAAAGTTTTCTCATTTTCTAATGCTGCCATTTGATTTTCTATCATAGCCCAGCCAGTTTCAGCAGCCCATTTCTTGAAGGCATCACTATCAAGCATTCCTGCTTTTGAGAATAAATCATAGGTAGGTTGTAGATTTATCTTTTTAAGTTCAAGCTCACTTAATTGTTTATCAATTTCATAAATCCTATCAAGATATGCTCCTTCTCCTTCTACTGGAGCATTAAGGAATTTATCTAGAGACTCTTGAGCTTTATTAATAGTATTGCTTACTTCATCAAATTCTGTTTGAATAGCTTGCAGACGAGTTTCTAGACTAGCCAGTTCAATTTCTTGTTGAGCAAGAACAACATTAAGTCTAGCTATTTCTTTTCTGGCTGCTTGAGCAGAATCAGAGACAAGAGCCAATTCATTTATAGCAATAGCCAAATCAAAGGTACTTGCAATATTAGTCATTTCTTGACCAAACTTGGCTAAATCAAGTTCATTACGTTTAATTTGTCTATCCAAGCTACTAAGCATTTCTTCAAGCTCTTGAACTTTTTTAGTAGTCAATGGGATTTCTGTCTTTTCAAGATGTTGTAATCTATCATCCATTTTTTTAAGTCCAGCTTGAATATCTGCTAAACCATAAGAACCTTTGGTTACAAGACCTTCTAACATTTGGTCTACGCCTTCAGAACTTATATCTACACTATCCATTCCTTCCTTTACTCCATTAGCTATGGCTTGACCAGCAGTTTTTGCCCCTTGTTCAAAAACAGGAACTACTTCTTCCATAGCCTTTTCAGCAGCTTCGGGGATTCCTTGAATAGCCATTTGCATAAATGGATTTCCAGCACCACTAGCCATTGTTTCTGCATCAAACTTAATACCAGGAACCTTGCCTTCAGCAGCTAGTTTATTAGTTTTAGCAGCTAATTCGTTAGCTTTAGCAGCAGCCATAAGTGATGGTTCTGCTTTCGAATAATCTACTAACTTATCATAAAGCATATCTACTTCTTTACTTTTGCCTGTACCAGCAATTATTTCTGCTGTAGCTTTATTATACATTTCTACGTCCATGCCATGAGAATATAGATAATCCATCATCATTTTGTTGCTTTGAACAGAATCTATCAAAGCCTGTGCAGCTTTACCTAAGTCTTCAGGTACATCTTTTATAGCTCCTGCCAATTCCTTAGTACCACCAACTTGTCCAGCGGTAAATACGGTTCCTATAGCTCCCGCTAGTCCTTTAAGAGTATCATTTAAAGCCTCTCCTGGACCTAATAAAGCTTCAGACATTTGCTTTTGATATTCTAGTGGCTTCATAGAAATTTCTTGACCAGTTGATTTTCTCATAACTGTTTCTTGTGCCACAAGAGTACCAAGAAGGTCAGTAACCATTGTTGCGGTTGTAACTCCACCAATTCCTTTTCCTACAAGTTTACCAAGTTGTTTTCCTAAAATCAATGCGCTTTTATTAGAAGCTTTAACAGCAGCTTTTTCAGTTTGTGCTAAGGCTTTACCAGCATATGAGTCAATTGTTATTCTTCCAGGAGCAGTTGCTCTTGTAACAGTAGTAGCTTTAGTTGCTGTTTCAGTAGCAGCTTTTGAAATATTTTCTACGGCTACTGGAAGTCTATCAGCAACAGTTTTTATTGCTCTATCTAGAATATCAGTAGAAAGACCAGCTTTTTTAGCATAAGTTTCTAGAGACTCAGTTGCAGTTTTAATAAAAGCAGTATTATTTTTAACATCGACTCCCATAGCTTTTAAAGCATCAGCAGCTTTTTGCCATGCATCTAGTTCTTTTAAGAATTGTGCTTCATTAGCTGTTTTAGCTACAATTCCTTGTGCTGTTCTACCTTTTCCTTCTTGAGCAGTATGCATAAATTCATGTAGCCAAGCAGATAAACCTTCTTCTCCAGTCAAAGCATATCGTCCAGTTTTAGGCATTTCAATAATAGCATCCATAAATGCTTTTGTTACTTTGTTAATATGAGTAATAGCTTCAGGCTCAGTAATTCCTGCTAATGAGACAGTTCTTATATTTCTACCTGCGAAAAGTTCTTGAAAAATAGTTTCAAACTCTTTAGTAGTTGTTCCACCAAGTTCAGTAAGACGTTTTCCTATTTCATCTGGAATAGTTTTTCCAAATCTTTCGAAGGCATTTACAGTAGAAGCTGTTTGTGAATCAATAGCTTCAACTATAGGTTTATAAACAGCTTCAGCAGCAAGACCACTAGAAACACTTTTTTTGAACGGACCTAAAATAGTGCCAGTTAATCTAGAAAATTGTTTACGAAGCCATTGGGATTCAAGACGCTTTACAACATTTCCTGTTTGAACAGCATTAACAGATGCCGCAACAGAAGATACACCCGCACCACCACCAGCTACTCTAGGAGCTACTCTACCAGCACCAAAAATACTTCTAGAAATTTTTTTAAGCCCAGGTCCAAATAGAGGAACAGAGAATAAGGCTCCCATTATTCCTTTTCCTGATTTAGAAAGACTTCTAGCGGCTGTAGCAGTAGTTCGTGCTGTTCTAGCTGTTGATTTTGCTGCTAACTCAAGATTATTAGTAAAATCAACAATTTGAAGTGCTAATTGACGCATAGAAGTAGGTACTCGTTTATTAGCAACTTCTTTGGCTAAATCTCCATAGCTTCTTCTAATATCTCTTATAGCATCATCAAATTGAGCATTAGTTACTCTAATTTGAGAACTTAAAGTTCTTGCTTTTTGACCAGCTTTTCTACCACTTTTTTGTAGAGCAGCATCTAATTCCTTAGTTAATTGGTCAACTCTTTTATTTCTTGCTGCATTTAATATTTTTACTTGCTCTTGAGTAGCAGTTTCAATTCTATCTAATAGATTTGAAGGAAGAGTTCTATATATAAGTTTGTCTTCCATTTTAAGTAATCTTCTTGCTAACCATGTTCTACCTGCGGCAGCTTCTTCAGGAGCCATTCCCAATGCAGTAGCACTTGCATTTCTAGTAGCATAGTTCAACCCAAAGCGAGCTAGTCTTGTACCAGCAGCAGCAGTTTGAACTTTAATAGCTCTTATTCCTATTTGACCAAGTTTAGAAAAACCTTTATTAAGTACTTTTGCTATAGCAATAGTAGCAGCTATTACTCCTAACACACCAGCTACAGGGTGGTTTACAACCCAATCAACCACTGAAACTTTAGAAACTGCTCCAGCAGGTTGATTAGTAGCCAACGGTGTCAACACACCTGTTTTGTTAGCAGCTTCTATTGCCTTAGCAGACCTTTCTCTTGCTTCAGCAGCTTGCAGTTCTTTATCAGCCGCCGATGCTACTGCATCAGCACCAGTTAAGCGTCTTTTTTCTATTTCTTCTTCAAGTCTAGCAGCATATTCTTCAGTCATACCTACTGTGCTTTTGGCTGCTGCTTGTGCTTTATCTGCTTGTCCAGCAATAATACCATAGGTATTCATAATTTCTTCTATAGTTTCAGCACTAGCTAAATACCTAGCAGATAGTTCTGCATCTGAAGTTTCTAATTGTTTTGAAAGAGTTTTTAAATCTGCTGTAGAACGGGAAATCCAAGTATCAGTTGGATAATTTAATAGCATCTCTTTTGTTGGTGCCATTAAGTTTTGAAGCATTTTAAATAGAACATTCAAATCAGCAGTTGATTCTTCTAACCAAGCGGCAGCAGTAAATTTTTTAATCGCTATTCCAAGACCTTCTATGTTGTCTCCGTAAGCTTCAAGAACATCAGGATAGCGTTCAAAATTAGCTTGAACATCTTCAAATGTAATTCCAAGCTCTTCTGCATTATCTTTTAGATATTTAAGTAACTCAGCAGCCTCAGTAGTTTTTTTAGCCATTAATTCAGCAGAATCTCCCTCATGAATAAAGGCATCTGATACTTGTCCTATTAGTTCTATAGTATCAGAAAGCTGCATATTAAGATTAGAAGCTCCAGCAGCCTTAGCACCAATTTCAAGAGCGTTTTGCATATTGTTACCATATTCTTTAGCCACATTAGCAGCTTCAGCCATTTCATCTGTGCTAAAGTTGTTTGCTTTTCCTAGCTCTTCAAGATATCCTTTAACTTTCTCTGCTCCACCAGCAATCTTATCAAAAGAACCACCAAGTTCTTTAATAGCATCTCTAGTTTTTATGAATTTTTCTGCTATCCACATAATACCAAGAGCAGCCGCTAACAGCAATACTCGCGTTGTTACAGTTTTTAAGGTAGTAGAAAGTAAAGTTGCTGCTCCATTAGCAGAAGCCGTTTTAGCAGCAAGACTTACCATTTGAACGCCTAAGAGTTTTAAAACTAGAACTGCTGCTCTGTATCCCATGTAGATAACTAGGAGCATTTTTGCATAATCAATAAGGTCAACAAATAACTCTAGAAGTTTTCCTAAAACAGTAAGAGCAGGAACAACAAAAGCAGTTATCAATGTTCCCATAACTTTTTTAAAGGTAGACCAAACTTCCATAGTTACTTCAAATAATTGAACAAGGCTTGGAAGAATATCTTTTTGGAAATATTTAAATACCTCTTTAGCAGTATCTAATAACTCCATCACAGTATCATTTATAATTTTGAAATAGCGCTGAATTTGACCAGAATTAGCATTTAGCCAATCATAAACATCACTTACTATTCCTTTTATTCCCTCAAACGCAGGTTGAGTAGCTTGTTGAAAAGCAATATAGAACGTATCTTTGATATTAGACACGATTCCTTTAAAGGTCTTAGCTTGAAGTTCCATACCTCCAGAGAATCTTTTTTGAACTTCCATCATAAAAGCGTCAGCATATGTCATACCAGCATATTTACCACCTTGGTCAAAGTCTGAACGTTCCATTTTAATACCATAAGATAACGCACGACGGAACATACCAGTCATAGCGTCAGCAGCAGCTTCTACGGCATCAGTAATATCACGACCAAAAGCAGAAGCCATATCGCCTAATGGTTTTAACCATTTATCGACAGGCATATTATAAGCCGCTAATTTTGTAACGGCAGCAGTAATCTCTTTAATTTGATAAGGGGTTTCTTTTGCAAATTGAACAATGTCTGCCATTTGTTCTTTTGCAGCGGTAAGGCTGTGAAGAGTAGTTTGAAGCATAACTTCGAATTGTTCCATCTCACTATTGATGCTAACAATCCATTTAGTTGCGATAGCGGAGATTACTGTAACAAGAGTTTGTGCTGCGGCACCTGCGGCAAGAAAGCCACCTACTAATGCATCACCAAATATGGTGGCATATTTTGTTGCGCCTTTTAGAAAACCAAAGACAGTGTTATACCATTTTTGACTGGAAGTAGTACTAAATGCGCCTTGAAGAGCAGTACCTAGATTTGTTGCTCCTGCTGTAAGTGCCGCTAGAGAAACAGCGCCTTCCTGTTTAGATATAGCTGCATATAAGGCTTTTAGTTTTCTAGTTACATTATCAATTAAGTTAAGGCGAATGTTTGTAACATGGGTAGTATTCAACTGGCTAAGATTTCTAGCCAGTTGTCTTGCTTGCCGTGAGGCGTTATCTTTAAGAGAAACTACAAATCTAAGTTCTCGGTCTATGATGCACCTTCCTTATTTAAGTAAGTATCCACCTTTTACTTTACCTTTTCCTTCTTGTATCTGTTTTCTAATACCAGCCCTAGCCTTACCAATTTTTTCCCAATCAGCTTCAAGTCCAGAGATAATTCTTAAATCTCTCATGAATTCAGGGTCTTGGTTTAAAGTTCCACCCTCTCTAGGCAGAATTTTAGTTAGCTTCCAGTCTAACCATTGTCTAACGGAAGGCAGGAGTGGATGCTCTCCTATCTCCTGCCTTCCTTCTAAGATTGCTATTACTTGATTTTCTAAGATTAAGCTAAAGGGGATTTTTCTCCAACAGCTACAATCTCTTTATCTCCATCGTCTTCCTCTTCCGCTTTAAGAATTGGGTTCTTGTCATAAATATCGTCAATCCAAATCTTAACTATTTCAGGTGATAACATATTGACATTGTTTAATGTAGCAGCTAATACTTTGCCATCCTCACCAATAACATTCCAGTTCACGATAAGAGTCTTAATTAGGAATGCTCTTGTAGTACCAAGCATCATATCAACTTCAGCTTTGTCATCAGTCTCTTTGCCTTTTTTCTTGTTTGCCAACTTAACTGTTGAAGTTAAGTCCACAAATTTCTGGTAATCAGCTTCAGTCATTTTGCGATGCTCAAACCAAGTCTTGTCTTCTTCTGGTAAGTCTTTTTCTTCAGGTATATAAACTCGAAATATTTCAGGGACAGTTTGTACATAAATTCTTTGAGCCATTTTCTTTTACTCCTTTACTTAACTATTACTTGTAATAAACGGTAATTATATTACCGACTGTCGGAGACAATACTGTACCAGTATTGGCTACAACAATTCTACCAGATGCAAGGGTCACAGGCAACCCACCAAACATCACACGGGGGAAGAAGAATTCAATATACTCAGTAGCCGCAGCTTTAGTCTGCGCGTTCATAAGCAAGAAATAAACATCATCTTCATACAAGTCATATCCTGGAGTTGTACGACCAACAGCACCATAAGTGTAGTTAGCGTAGTCATCAGCATCCTGGAATACTTGGTTGAAGTTCAAGTCAAATGTTCTTGCTCCTTCAGTTACGTTATTAAGGAAACGAGAAGGGTGTACCGTATACTCATCATTAGAAAGGCCATTACCAATAGCAATTTCTACTGATTCCATGTTATTGTACTGTGTACCACCAAGTTTAAGCAAGCCACCGTGGAAAGCTAACAAGTCATCATCAACGTAGGTAGGAGTAGTAGCGTCACCAGATGTAATTTTCTTTTCCAAAGAAACTACCCAATCAGTAGTATAAGTTGCGATTTCACCTTGGTTAACAGAGATTGTTAACGTGTTCATCTTCGCATTTACTAGCCATTGGTATAAGGTATCACCAACGTTTTTCTCTACAGTCCACCAATCAAGATAGTCTGTAGGAACAACAGTAGAAATACCAGTAGAGCCGCTTGCAGCGCAAGCAGCCTCATCATTACTTAATGCCATCTGGCAAAGTAATCCTAAGTCAGTAGTTCTAGCGTAACCACCAAAACCACCAGCAATAGCATATCCACCAGCTACAGCACCAGTACGGTCACGACCTCTACCAATTTCATTTTCAGCAACCATTGGGTTGTTTTCAGCAGTAAAGCTTTCTTCTGTGATAACAAAGAAGTCACTAATAGTAGGTGTATAAGTACCATCACCCAAATCAGCTTCAGCAACCATACCATTAACGTCTACACCACCACTACTAGGAACTTGTACCCCTACGCCTAAATGTCCAACTAAGCCTGTAATTGTCATTTAAGTTATTCACCCCCTTTCCTTATTATAGAGCGATTATTCTATCAGTATTTACCCTAAAATCAATCCATGCAACCGCATAGTAACTATCGTTTACTCCAGACTTAGAAACTCTAACTCTTGGAATTGAGGAACTAAACACAGTTTCTCTTATACTATTATCGGCTAAATTATCCAATCTTTGATTAGCTCTTAGGGCTACCTCTATTCTATCGACTATAACATCTCTTTGCCTTACTAATTCATCCTTGTTAGTATTATAGCACAATAAGAAAATATTAACCGCATATTCCTTTGTAACAGCGCCAACTTGTATATATTGAGTCTCAACACCTTCACAAGCTACTACAATTCTTGGATATTCTCCATACTGATTCCAGTCTAGCAACAAGTCATCAATTCCCACAACAACGTCAGTAGATACATCATCAATTGTAGCCGCTTGTAAAATCTCAACAACTTTATTTTCTATTAGTGTAATCATCCTCTAAGACCTCTCGCCAATCGTAATCCTCTCTCCGCAGCCCTTTCTTCCACACCTTCGTCAATACCTTCTGTGATTAAATGTGTTATAGTTGCAACTTCAGCAGAATTTAAATCGTCTGGACTTTCAGGGAAGAATGGTCTTGCAGGAATTTCTATTCCCATTCCCCAACCATTATCACTTCCTAGTTGATGAACAAAAAATTTAAATCTTGCTTTACCTTCAAGATGTTCAGGACTTACTAATAATCTAGCATATTGCCCAGTAACATTTACTTGTAGCATTTGGGATTCACTCATAGCTATCATTTTAAGTTTTTCAGAAGGATTTTGGTCAGTCGCATCATCAAGAATTGGTCCTTCAACCATTCCTCCACCACCATGCGCTCTCCATCTTTTTTCTGAATCAGAAAGCTCTTGCCACGGCTCACCACCTGGCGCACTTTCTGTATCAAAAGCTCTATTTACAGGTCCATCATGACCAATTATATAGTGACCAACTTTATTTAAAGCAAATGTACCAGTAAGATATGGTATTCGTTCATATGCTCTAACTCTTCTAGTAGCCGCAGCAAAATCTTCTCTACTCATTGTAAGTAAAAGGGCTGCACCAATTCCTCCGCGCTCTGGTCCATATCTTCTCCCAGTTTTTTCATCTGTCCACATTCCTCTTGGTCCAAATGTAGATACATGCCCTGATACACGACCAAATCTAGCTGCTCCTGCACCTGTAGCATTTTGTAAATCATTTATAATCTGACCAAATGTGTCAGCTATTACTCCCATTAACTAGTCCAATCTCCTGCTGGGTCATCTTCTCTTGGAACAAGATATCCTGTAAATTTACTACGTTTTACTAAGTCTCCAACAATTATATCACCAGCAGATGAATCTTCCAACATTATATCAGAAGCAATTTTTTCAAGCTCTTTTGTAAGATAATCTATCATTTCCAATGCACGATAGAAAATCTGTGTTGATTTTTGGCCTGTTGTACCACCAACTTGAACATCAAATTTGGTTGCTGATTCTCCAGCTTTAAACCACCAAAATTGTATAGCGGAATAAAGCACAACAGGATATTGATATCTATCAGGAACAGTAGCAAAATCAGCCCAAGGAGTCGCATAATCCTTTGAAATAATAAAAGAGTAGTTGTTTAGAAAACCCTCAATTTTAGTATCATCCCAAGGATTTGTTGCATCTAACTGTCCTGTTTTTTCAAGAAATATGTTATTATAGTTTACCATATATCCTTAATTCTCGGGTTTTGTTTGTTCATTAAAAGAAAATCTCGTACCGCAATAGGCACTTTTTGAGGTTTACCTTTTGTCAAATAATACCATGTTCCACCAAAAGAAAACCTATCATCCCTAAGAGGGATGACCTCTATAGTGGTTTCTATTGTTTGAACCTCTTCTACTTGAATCGGCTCATAGCTAAATAGTTTTTCAATCTCTTCTTCTGGTATTTCTTTAGGCTCTTCTGTAATCTCTTTCAATTCTTCAATGCTCTGGAGAGCTTCCTCATCTTCAAAGATGGCTTTTTTTATTTTACTCATTTTATCTCCTTTATAAAATAGGGGAGTAGACAATATATCATAATATCATCCACTCCCCGTCTTGTCAATGCCAAAACTTAGGATTAAGCAGTTTGGACTTTAACGATGTTATCAGCATTAAGAACACCATATCCAACAATAGTATACCATGCTAAGTCACGCTCACGCCCGAAGTCTACAACACCATTATCACGCATTTCAACCGGCAACGCTACGGCTTTACCGAAAGCATTGTCGCCAATCATGATAGCAGAGTAAGTATCAACAGGAGTAGCTGCCTCATTAGCATCTATACTAACTTGAGTAGTTTCCACGAAGATAACGTCATCAATACGTCCTATTTCCCCATTGTACAAACGTTGAGGGTCTAGTTTACCAACTGTTACCCAGTCAGCATCATCACGCAGATTACGGCTTTGGTGTGGATGCACAAACATAACCCAATGGTCGTTGTTAATCTTTTGCGCGTTATTTGTAGCAAGAATTTCAACAGCGTCTTTAACTTCTTCCATTGTTAGATAGTCTGTAGATGTAATAGCATCAGCATTAGCTCTGTCATTAGCAAATACAGTACTACCGGCACCAGCTTCAACCGTATCTCTCGCCAAAGCGTCGATGACTTTTGCATAATCTTGTCCAAGCAATTTAGCAGTATCAGCCATAACATCTGTGAAAGCAGTAACTAACAGCATATTAGACACAGCAACAGCGTTACCGTATTCATACACCGCAATAGATACTTGCGAACCCGCCAAAGCTTTAGTAGCCAGAGGCGTACCTTCAGTTAACAGGCCACCAGCAGTTAGGTTATTATACTTGAAGAAGGTAATTTGTTTACCAGGAGTAGCGGAAAGGTCGGTTTTAACCTGAGCAAACTGGTCAAATCTTAGTACAGGCTGCGCCTGGAACATAATATCTTTGCTGTAAATGGTAAGAACCACTTCAGAAAGTCTTACATTAGTTCCACCCGTAGCTGCAAGAGCAGTAGTAAGATAACTTGTCATTCTAGTTATTCACCCCCTTTCCTTTCTTTAAAATTATGATTTTAGAGCTTCTTCTAGGAATTTATCCCTATTAGCTTCCCAAATTTTTGGGTCTGTGATTTTATTTAAGTCTGCAACGTTGACTCCAGCATTAAGTCTATCATTCTGAGGATTTATTCCACCACCAATTTGTGTCTTTGGTTTAACAATATCTTTTACCTTAGCAAGCTCACGTTCACGAATAGAGATATATTCTCTATGAGCATTTTCGGCACTTTGGGTCAATTCCTCAATAGTACTTCCTGTTACAAGTGCAGGAATTATTTCGTCTCCATACTGTGCAAGCACTTCTTTTTTGACCAACTCTAGCTGAAGAGTGTTAATTTTGTTGTTAGCTTCCTCAACCAATTCTTGCATTTGAGCTTGTAATTTAGCATTAGATTCTTCTAGTTGTTCAAGTTTAAGAACGGATTGTTCTTCAACAGATAACTTAGAAGTTTCATACTCTTTAAGCTTATCTTCAGCGGCTTTTCGTGCTTCGTTAGCTTTTTTAGCATCTTCTTTATACTTCTCGAAAGAGTCATAAAGCTTTGCTTTTTCTTGAGTACGAATTTTTTCTAACCACTCATCTTCAAGAGCTTTTTTATAAGCTTCAACATCAACAGACTTCTCTTCTTTTTTCTCTTCTTTCTTTTCCTCTTTTTCTTTCCCCTCCACCGGGGTTTCCTTACCTTCTAGTTCCTTTTCGTCTGTCTCATCTTCTTTCTGCGGCTCAAGAGCGTCATTATTATCAGACATTTTCGTTCTCCTTTCTTATTTACGAAGTAGCATTAGGGTCATCCGACTTATATGCTTCTTTTTCCCAACCAATTTGATTAACATGCTTTGCCCAAGCATCAGCATTAGCTGAATCATCCATTGTAGTTGGTCTTAAATCATTAACAGCCTTATTGAATACACCCACCTTTTCTGTATTCTTAGCAGGTTTTTCAGGTTTAAATGTTCCTCTAGCCATTTCACCCCCTTACTCTAAACGTAGTTATTTTAAATATCGGTCAACTTAATATTTAACTTTAAATTCTAACAAAAGGCAAAAAAGGGGAGGGTTAACTCTTTATCTAGAGTTAACCCTATGATTTATTAACCGTAGCTTCATCAGTTACTTGTTGCCCATGAACAACAGGATTTTTATTCACCGCTTTTCTTGCCTTTTTTTGTTTAGTAGTAGTACCTTCTTCTTTCTCGTATATATCTGGCTCTTCAAAGTTTTCAGTATTACCAGCCTCATATACCATTTCAGGTGGCATATATTTCTGAGCTAACTCCATAGCACGTTTCTTTTCTTCTTCCTCTTCATCTTCAATTTCTTTAATCTTAGCATCAACATTTTTAATTCCAAGTCTTTGCATAGCGCCTCTTTTAGACTCTATACTAAGATTAATCTCTGTAGTAATATCTGCTAGGTCGATAGACCTATCTCTAGGAAGTAAAGACCCATGCTCTATATGATGTTCATATAGAATTGGTTTTTCTAGGTCTGTACTAATAGCTCCAGTATAGATACCAATATCTATAATAAGCTCATTTACTTTCTTTATACCCGTATCAAAATAAAACTGAACATCTTCTGCCAACTCTATAATAGGTTCAAAATCAATAGCTAATGCAGAGGCAGCAGTATTACTAATTTGTCTTTCACCACCAAGGGACTTTTCAGGAATACTTGCTAATTCATGCATCCAAGTTTTAACGTCTTTCAAGAAGTCTCTAGCCGCAGGAATATTTCCTTGGCTAGATAAGTTCTCTACTTTAGCATTAGCAGGAAGACCAGACCATATCTTGTTTGCTCCCTTTTCTAGTTGTCTCGCCTTGGCTCCGTAAATAATAGTAATAGGAGCAGCGTGATAATCCAAGATATCGGATACGTCAGAAGTTTTTTCATTGAAAAGTTTATTTCCATCAATTACGTCCTCCACAATACCAGCGCCAAAATCGCTTCCAGGCTTAGGTTGATGAATTCCATGAACAATCAATAGTTTATTAAGAGGATTGTCAATTACCCTGTCTTCTACAACTTCATTTTTTTCATTTAGTTCTTGTATAAAGATTTTTTCTTTTGTGTGAACCTCTCTATAGATTCTATTTTCTAATTCAAATTGGTTTCCTACAAGTTTAAAATCTTGATAAGGAATCAAAACGATACAGAATTCCATATCTCCAGTTTTCGAATTGTATTGTGGAAATACATATCTAGGGTCTAAGGCTACTAATTTAACATCAGCAGGATTAGTTGGCTTTTCTATATCATCATCTGCACTAGGAAGCCATTGAGGATAGATAAACCAATCCCCAAAAATACCACCAAAATCAGCCACAGTATTCGTAATTCCTTTCAAGTTATTGTTCTTCCAAACATCTTTAACCCAAGTATCAATTCCATCTTCAATTTGCTCTGGAGTAAATACCATTGACCAGGAATTTCTAAATGCAAAACGTCTTAGTTTTTTAACAAAAGTTTTGCAATAGTTAATTGTAACTTGGTCAAAACCTTCTGGTGATGTTTGTGTCCAATGTTTTCCATCATAGAAATCCCAGCAGTTTTGATATTTTGTAACTCGCTCAGAATGGTCTGGACCAAAGTTGAACACTTGAGCAAAGAATGTACTAGAATATACTTGTGAATCAAAATTTCCAGGTAAAGCGTATGTTATTTTAAACACCCCCTCTCTATAATATTATGTTTTTCTCGGTCTAGAATAGTTTCTTCCAAAGGTTTGTTCTATATTATCTCTTGATGCTAGGAAGAAATCATTGTATGTTTCTTCTATTTCAGGCATAACTTCATAAAATGTACCGAATATAGCAAGCATCAAGGAATCACAATAGTCATCATGACCTTTATCGGCATCTATAGGGCATGGACTTAAAAACTTACCACTATAATGTTTCTTCAAAGTAGTCATCTGATGCTCAAATTTTTTGAACCGATTAGTATTACGAACGCTCGTATGGGCGGGAATAATTAATCTCTTTTGATTAACTTCTTGAAGAAAGTATTTATACCCAATATCTTTAGAGGTAGGACTAAATACAAATGGAACTACGTTTGTATTAGGAAGTAGTTTAGCATAACGTTCTGTTATAGGATTACCTACTCCTGTTGAATCACAGACTAGGGAATCAATCCAATAGTTGCTTAGAAAGTCTACCACTTTTGGATATTGTTCTTCCCATTCATCTCCTTCAAGTTCCATCCAGTTTAAAATTTGTTTAGGAACATTTCCTTCTTCGTCAGCATCTTCCCAAAAAGGTCTAAGAACAAACACGACTGTAGAGTTTTGAGCCTTTCCTAAGTCAAGCCCAGCTATACAAGGTGTTTCATGCCATTCCTGTACAAACTTCAATGCCTTATTATAACACTTTTCATCTAGTTGAGATTTAGTAAATACCATCCCTTTTGTTATAGGCCAAATAAGTCTATAGGCCATCTTGAATTCATCAGATTCAAAACCAAGACGTTTTATCTCTTTTTGAATATACTTCTTATACATAGGATTATATTTTTGAGCAACTTGATAATCAATTTCAAAGTGCATTTGCTTTGGACCTGGATTTTTAATATCTTCGGCTTTATTCTGTTCTATTGTATCATAAAAATAACCAATGTAAACATCAGGTGTACCTGTAGTTACAACTGTAGCATTAACAGCAGCACCCATAGGAAGAATAGACTTCTTAATCTTGAAGGATTCCATATCTTGACATTCATCAAGAATGATAAGATGGTATGTTTTAGACTCAACTTTTGCTCTACGACTACCAGATTGATAACGTACAAAGGACTTATTTTTAAGCTTGATTAGGTTTCCACGCGCTCCACCCTGCGCTGGTATTGGCATCTTTAACTCTTCAATGAATAATCTTTTACTATTATCTGAAACAAAAACTGAGTAGATTCTATCAAACATTGTAATAGCTTGTTCTCCTACAGGACCAAAGCATCCAGCCCAAAATCCCTTAATAAACAAGCCAAAATTCTCAGGAAATTTTTCTGCTAACGTAGGCAAAACTACCATGCAAGCAGCCGTAATCATAGCTACAACTTGAGTTTTTCCTGAGTTATGCACTTTTGCACCTGAAACTAAAAACCATCCCTTATCAGGAACATTAATATCCCATACAGGAACATGCACAGCTTCCCATTTTATTGAATGTACTCTAGCATAGGTAAGAATTTCTCCATCTTCTCCTTCAAAAGTTTTGCTGGCTCTTTTTCTATACTGATAGAAAGAAGGAAAATACTCTTTGGGAAGATATTCTTCAAACAATTCTTTAAAACGTAAGTAGTTAGTAGCACATTGAAAAATTAAGTTATGACCAATCCACATCTCGTAGTTTCCATGTAAACCTAGCTTATTAAGATGCTCCTTGTAAAACAATAGAGCAAAATAGTTTAAGTCTTTTAGCATTATCTTCATAGTGCTAGGTTTCTTATAGGTTTTTCCATTAGTAAGAAATAGTGGGTAAAAGAATCTAATCAACTGTTCTCTAGTAAAATAGTTAATGCCTTCAGGCATACCATAACTATTGTATTTAATTACAAATTTTAAGAAATTTTTTAAGTGACCATTCAATCGAATGGTCAAACTAGTCTTTCTAGCAGTAAAATCTGAATCAAGAAAATATTTTGTAATCAGTTCTAAGACTCTTTTATGGCCTATGGTGATTTTAACTTCTTCTGAATCTCTGATATTTGCAGTAAGCCATCCAACTAACTCAGCCAAATCATTACTCATAACAAAAGTTTTGTCCTTGTATGGAATTATTCCATCTCCAAACTTATTCCATTGGTCTAGGACTACTACTTTTGTACCCTTTTCTACACATTGGGCTGGCATCCAACCTTGGTCTGTAGCAATAGGGTGTTCTTCTGTGCATTTAATTACATGACCACCAAGAGTTTTAATCTCTAAAATATTAGCTTGACTTTGTGTTTCCCAGGCATCAGGGTGTTTTTCAATGAACATGACCTTACCATCACGGTCCATGATAAATGATTTTTGAAGAATACACTGACGGGAAAAAAGAGCGGAGAGGGTAGCACCCTCATTAGTGATAATGCTCTGAGTTAGTCTCCGAGCAAAAGGAAGTTGATATGGGTAGAATTTCATCTCTCCCATATATTGAGCAAGGTCTACAATTTTATCAACTATCTTCTCTTCAAGTGCAGGAGATAGTTTAACTACTGTCTTTTCGTTGGTCATATTTCCCCATATTCCTCAAAGTTTCTATGAACATTTTCTTCGACTCAGCCTTTGTTAGTGTAATTAAATCTTTGTCATCTATCCAAAGATACCCACAAATACAACATTTATTAACAGGCATCTTCTCTTTATATCGGCTAATTATAAAAGTATTAAAGTGTGTCTTATGGCATCTTGGACATTCCACTACAAGTCCACTCTCCTAAAGGGTAGTTTGGCTTCTTTAAGAAGCTCTAATGATGCTTGCATCTGGTCTTCGTTTTCATCAAACGCAGTAATTATATTCTTGATACCAGCATTGATTATAAGTCTTGCACACATAAGGCACGGAATACCAGTAATATACATATCGGCACCATTAATAGAAACTCCATGTTTGGCCGCTTGTACAATAGCATTAGCTTCAGCATGGGTAGATTTGCAAAGCTCATACATAGTTCCATGAGGAATATTATGCTCTTCTCTAAAACAAGTTTCACAGTGAGTTATTTTAGAGGGAGTACCATTGTATCCTGTACTAAGAATTTGCTTGTCTTTCACTATAATTGCGCCGTGTTGTTTTCTAAGACAAGTAGAGCGACTAGCTACTAATACTGCTAAGTCTATGAAGTATTCATCCCAACTAGGTCTTTCCATTATTCCTCCACCATAAAATAGATAATTGTAATTACTTCAGACGGTCTAATTCCTGGGTAGGCTCTATCCATAGCTTCCAGTAAACCATGTAAGTGTTGAGTTTCTTCATCATGTTGATATTGAATAAGTTGTGGAAACATATAAATAGTTGAAAGCTGAGTTACAATAATATCAGTTACTTCTCCAATAGCTACAGGAGTTTCTGCTCCAGTTTCAAATAATTCTACTTTATCTCCAGGATTTATACTGCGAATACCTCTTCTAACAGTACTATTCCAACCCTCATGAAATTTTGGGTGTAAAAAATCAATTCTCATTATTTCTCCCATACCATACAAACATCACAAACTTTTGCTTCATAATCAGGCCAATCTGACCAATAATACTGTACGGTTTTTCCACATACAATACAACTTACCCATTGAGAATGTCGTTCTCCAGCTTTGTATCTGAACCAACCATTACCTTTTTCGTCTACAGCGGTAGAATCATTAAGCTTTTTTAACTTCACTGAATACCTCCAGATATTTTTCTGCACAATTTTGAAATGAGTTCTGTCTTATATAATATAGATTTAAAATATGTAAAAGTTTATTTTGTAGCTCATCTTTAGTTCTAACTTTATATACAAATGGTGGTTCATTTTTAAACCAGCCAACATCGTTAACTATAACTGGCCTCATAGAACTTATCGCTGTTCGTAATGCAGCACTTTGACCTTCTATTGGCACATCATTATACCATAAAACAATAGCATCGGCATTATTCATCTTCTCAAATAGAGCTTCTTCTGATAGCCAGCCATTTTTTCTAGCATCATGGCCTTCAAAATCTATACCAATCTCTTTACAAGCCTTTTCAATAAAGGCATAGTCATTTCTTCCCATTCCAAAACTGAATACCATAGGAGTTCTTTCTATAGTAGGAAATAAAAAGCCATGATACTGCTGATGCCTTCTTACTGTAGGCCGAAAACTATGAGTAATAACATCATTAAAAATATCTAGATTATGTTTAGAATTCTTAGAAGAATCATGTAGTGTTATGACTTTTTTGCATTTAATATTTTCTACAAGCTTATTAAATCCCTCTGGCTCATAAAGACTTCCTTGATATTGAACATGAAAAACAGCTATTGGACCTACTGCGCCTTCAAAATAATGAAGCATATCCAAAGCAAGCTCTGTTTTAAATGTTGGGTCTTCTCCCCACCAATGTACGCCAAATACTTTTGATGTAACAAAAGCTGCTCCAGAACGGATAGATTCTCCATCAGTAGTATTGTTTAATACAAGAACATTGTGTCCAAGTTTTAAAAACTCTTTAACAAGATTTCTTGAGTACTCAGCAATACCACAAGCAGAATTCCAAGTTGTAAGCATAGCTATATTCATTATATCTCCAAATAAGTTCTAGCTCTTCCTTTAGCCTTTTCTACAAGCTCACTAGAGGACTGTATTTTTTCTCCACCAACATTAAAAATCAATTCAATTCCTAACTTTTCACATAATTCATACTCAGGAATATTACCTGCACATCTATCTCCACCATTACAAAAAGCATCAGGTCTTATTAGATTAAGCTCTCTACAGACTGACATATCTTCACATTCTGGTTCATGCAAGGAAATGAAAACTGATTCTACTCCATCTATTGCCTCTAAAATTTCTGCACGTTCCTCTTGGCCCATAAAGAAGAAACCTTTTTTCCGTCTAAGCCAATTATCGTTATTAAGGATAACTAAAAGTTTACCATACTTTGTAGCTTCTTTAATCATTCTAACATGACCTACATGAACAGGGTCAAATCCTCCTGAAATACAAACAATTGCATCCATTATTGTCTCTTTTCAAAGAAAACATGAGGACAATGTGCGCCTTCTCTACAGACATATTTGGTAAAGGTTTTAAGTTGCACAGGAAAGTTTTCTTCTCCTTCACACCATCTTGGTCTAAACCCATGAGAATAAAGATTTTCTAAAATAGTATACATAGCATCTAACTTATTCTCAAAAACTACAGGATGAAGCTCTATAAATAAATTGCTTTCTTTTGGCATCTGTGTTAAAGTTGCTTGCGCTCCAGAAATAACATCAAGCTCATAACCCTCTACGTCCATTCTAATTAAATCTGGAATAGGAACACCATAAAGCTCTCTAAAATCATCAAGTGTCATTTGTTCAACAACAATTTCTTCTGTAAACCAACCATAAAACCAATCTTTATATCCTTGAGAAACATCTTCATCATCTGCCATGAGAGTTCCAGAGTTTGAAAACTTAGCTAGTTTCATTTTTGTCAAAGTGTTTTCAAAGCCTATTGCTAATTGATAGGTAGTCATGTTAGTAATGTTGTATTCTTTAATATTAGCTTGTAAGCACTCAATATTTCTTGGAACAGGCTCTACAGCATAAACATGGCCTTCTTTCCCAACTAATTCTGCCTCTATTAAAGCATAGTAACCTATATTAGCGCCAATCTCAAGAACATTACTACCATAGAAAACTATTTTTTTCATCATAGCAGTACAAGTAGGCTCATGATATCCTTTAAGAAGAAGCTCTTCAGAGATACCTTCATCTCCATTAATAACCAGCATCTCTCTATCTCCTGCTAATTTTGCTCTTATCATGCTTCTCCTTTCCGCGCCTTTAAATAAATTTTACCTGGGCTTACTATAGTTTCTATTTTAGAAAAGCCAGCCTCTTTAACAAATTTCTCTAACGTATCCTTAGTAAAGGCATATCTATGATATTGTTCTACACAATCATCTGGTCCATCTTGTATTCTATCACCACCAAAGAGTCTATGCAAGGCTTCTTCACTTGGAAGTAATTTCATAATATGTTCTAAATCAGGAACTATGATTTCTAAAGTTCCACCAAAGTTTAATGCTTCATACCAATCAGCTAGAGCAAGAGGAACTTCCCAGCCATTTAAATGTTCCAGCACCATACAGCAATATAGTTGGTCAAACTTTCCTAGTGACGAAACATGCAAAGCATTACAAACATAATCGCATCCTGGTCTTATGTCACAAGTTTCCCAACCATCAGGTCTTTTTTTTCCTGTTCCTATGTCTAATTTTCTTGTCATTATCTCCAAGCCGATATCATAACAGTATCAAAAGGTAGCTCTTGAAAGTATGTATTAGGAAAGGTTTCTTCAATGAATTTTTTATCCCACTCATATTTATCCATGCCTACAAATCCAGCATGATATTCACAAGCAAACTTTGGTACGTTCCTAAAATCAATATTAGGTATCAACTGTTCTTCTGCACCTTCACAATCCATCTTTATACACCAGCCATCAAAATTAAATTTATTCACGTTAATAGCTGGAACAGTAATTATAGGACCAAAATTCTCCTTGTCATACATACTACAACCACCAGTATTATTGGTCTTTTCATAGATAGTAACATTTTCTATATCAGAACCAACTAGAGCATAGTTATATGTTGTAACGAACTGTTTAAAATTATTAATCTCTAGATTTTTCTCAAGTATTTCAAAACTAACTGGCATAGGTTCAAAAGCAATAATCTCTTGTACTCCTTGCATACAAGCTCTAAGACAGAAGCCACCTATGTTAGCCCCAATATCATACCATTTTTCCCCATATTCTATGGAAAAGAATAGCTCATAAGGACCGGCTAAGTTTTGCTGTACAATATATTTTTCTAGTGTATCTTTTCTAGAATAATAAGAAACTCCAGAGATAGTTTCTAAATCTAAATTATCATTTCCAAGCATAGCACATATATCCTCCATATTCTTCATAGTGATTAAAATAATCGTTCATTAACTTAATGATACCTATAGTATTTTCTTTGGGCTGTAACCAATAATGATTTTCTAATATTAGTTTTTGACAGTTTGTTAAATCTAATCCTGATAGAATTTCGTATTCACAACCCTCAGTATCTACTTTTAAACAATATGGATTATCCTTGTCAAAATCTGATGTTGGAAAACTATCTACTATTATCGTTTGTGAAGTTCCACGTTCATAAATACTACAATTACCATAGTTATTTGTATCTATAAAAAGTTTTATAAAGCCACCATTTTTAGTAATGGCACTATTCCAAAGCTCAACTTGTGGAGCTACAAAACCGTTAATAGCAACATTTTGTTTTAATAAACAAAAATTATCTGGAACAGGCTCAAATGCCTCTACTATTGCTCCCTTGGATAAGGCATAGCAAGTGAACGCTCCTATATGAGCGCCAATATCAAACCAATATTCTCCAGGTTTAACATCAAAGAATCTAGTATTAAGACCACCACACGCCTCTTTAATAATTCCCCAATCAGTCGTATCATGGCGATACTTAAATTTCAAGCCCTTATATTCTACCTCACCTATTTTCATGTTCCTCCAAATATTTAAACAGATGCTTACGAGCAACACTGTTTTTTATATGGCATTTATCTTCTTTAAAATCTTTAGTATCCCATAATGGTCTGCTATAATCTGGTTTATTATACCATATATCTTTGAATGGTACTTTCTCTCTTATGCACATTTCTTCTAGCCACATATTGAAATAATCGGTGATTTCTTGCCTATGTTCTCTAGTACCATAATGAGGATATTCAAAATAATTCTCTTGAGTACCTTGTGGTGGTGCAGGAAGAATACTAATATCATATTTGCATTTTAAAGAGGCAAGATATACAACATAAGAATTAACAGTATTTGTTATTAGTACATACTCTGGAACATCTGTTTCCATATGTTTATTATAGATATGAATTCTACAATCTATTTCTCCAAAGCAAAACCAATATTTATTTTCTCTTCCATTAGTAAGGATTATTTCTTCTATTATTTTATTCTTCTTCCATAAATTAAGAGCGGTAGCCGCTCCTAGCCAATGAGCTATAATAGTTTTATCACCATCTTGCTCAAAGCATCTAGAATGACTATCTCCAATTATATGAATCATTCAATGCTTTCTTTATGAGACTTCCATTTAGTTTGATATACTCCAGCATTATATATCTGCTCTGCTGAAGTATCTCTTCTAGAACGGGTTTGCATTCCTTTATGCCATACCTTAGAGCGCGGAACAATGACTACTTTTAAACCTTCTTGACGTATACGATTGTTCATATCCCAATCTTCATATCCACCAATACCAATAAACTTTTCATCAAACAAGCCAATTCTAAATAGAATACCTCTTCTAATTAAATAGGCTTGTTCTTGCCCTTCTTTAATTTCTTCACTGACAGGCCATCCATCTCTGGTATTAAAAGAGCAAGCTTTACCAATTTCAGGATGATAGTCTAACGTTGCTACTAACTCACTTAACCAGCAAGATTCAAATAGCATATCAGGATGAATCCAACCAATAAAGTCACATTCTTGACGAGACATTAATGACTTAAAACCAACATTCATTGTTTTTGTTAAGGATTCAAGATTAGGCCAAGCTTGTATAATAATATCTTTGAAATAAGGATTGATTGCAAACATTTTTTGTTGCCAATCAATAAGTAAATCATAGGTTCCATCGGTTGAACCCATATCTGCTATGTATAGTACAGTTGGATAATCTATAGTTGCCTCTAAACTAAGAAGCATTCTCTCAAGATTTTCCTTATCATTATATGTTATAAGAAGTAAACCTACAAATTTATCACTCACTCTATACCTCGGAATCTCTTTCACTTGAAAAGGGGTTACATCATGGAATAACTTTGCCAGCGTATCCTGTACTACTATAGGATGCTCCCCCTTGAAATTTTGACACACAGATATTCTATCGTCTAATATCGTAGCAGGATTAACTCCTTGATACCATGTTGGTCTTCCATCAATTTCAACATAGAGTTGCCAGCGTTTAAAAACTTCCTCTTGACCACGGCAATATCCATAATGAAAATATTTAATCTCATGTTCTTTACGAATTCTTCCCGTAGTTCTTGGTACTTCATGAACGTCCTTAATCCAGGAAAAACTGCCAGTTCTCATGAGAATTCCTTTTGGTTCTATATATTGATAAAGCCAAGGATAAACCATAAAATGGTAGAAAGAAATTTCTATAGTATTAAATCTATCATCATTAGTAAATCGTTTAAGATTTTCAATATCTTTTTCATGCAATACTTCATCGGCATCAAGACGAAGAACCCAATCCATAGTTGTATATGTTCTTGCTAATTCTCTTGCCATAGCAAAATTAAAATCTTTATCCTCCCCTCTAGGCATATCAATGATTTTCATATTATATTCCCTAAAGGATTCTAACTCTTCTCGATTAGGATTATTTTCTGGTGCTGTATCTACAAAAACAAGTTCATCAACCAAGTCTAGAGTAGAGGTTATAGCTGCATGAAGAAAAGGTTCTTCATAAGGTCCAACAATCATATTAAGAGCTATAGTCATTTACCCTCCACCATACTAATAAAGTTGTTTGCACAGTCCTCCCAAGTATCTTGTCTAGCTTTAAAAACTTCCTTAGCAGCTTCTTTATACAAGGATTTGTCTGTAGCAAGACAATACATTTCATACATTAACTTAGGCTCATTAATATAGGCCATATGGAGTTCCTTTTCCTGTCCATAGGAAAACCCACAAGATGGCATTGGTCCTAATCCATCAATGGGAATTTTAATAGCTCCAGGAATTTCTGCTAAAGCACTCCAATCAGTTACCAGAGTTGGCATACCAGTTGCTACTGCAAATCGTGGAGGAAAAGCAAAGCCTTCTCCACGACTAGGATAGACAAAGGCATCAGCATAATAAAAAAGTTTTCTAAGTTCTTCTTCAGAAATAGTTTGTTCTATTAAGCGAATTCTTTTATCTTGTTGTGCAGCATTTCTAATTCTACTTGATAAAAATCTTTCTCTTGTCTTAATTATAAGTTCTACATTCTCAGTTTTAAAAGACTCTTGAAAGCATCTAACAGCCGATTCTACATTCTTTCTAGGCTCTAGTTTGCCCATCGTAAGAAATCTAAAAGGTCTTCCTTCTGGAAATTCTCGTAGCTTGGGAGAATAAAACTCTGTATCTACTCCAAGATTTAACACAGATATACCTACATTAACTCCACTTGTTTTAAACATATCAGCAACAAACTGACTAGGAGCTATAATAGGTAGACGAAGTTGATTAAGTTTTTTAACCCAAGCATCAGGACATTTATGAGCTTCATACATAGTCATTATTGCAGCCTTTTTATGAATCATTCCAAAATCATAAACAGGGTACATAATTATAAGTTCAAAATCTGGTTTAACTGGTTCAAGTAATTCAATTGTCCGTTCTTTTAAAGTTTCTTTTCTATACCAGATTTTTACAGGGTTCAACCACACTTTATGTCCTAATTTGTCCAGAGCTAAAACTAGGTTCTGAGTTATCTCACCATAGCCGTCTCTAGCGTCTCCACACCCTGTAATCTTTATATTCAATTATTCAGTTTCCTCTGGTTGTACTGGTGCTTGTCCTTTAATGTAGCCGCAGTTTTTACACAAAGCGCCTTGGCTAGTACCTAGCCAATTTTCACAGCCACACTTAGGACATTTATCTTCTGGTTCTTTCTTAGCCATTCAATCTCTCCAATCTTCAAAGTAATTTTTTAAGAAATATCTGTCCTTATCTTCTGACCAATATAAGACAGGTATATTATGTTCTTCGGCACATTTAATTTCTCCGATAGTACCAGGACTATATCTCCATAAACCAACAACCACAACAAACTTACAAACTTTTACTATAGCCAAATCGCCTTTAAGCCATACCCAATCAGGAAGACCATAGGCACCGTTCATAAACTCGGTGTTTAAATGAGGTACTATTGGCACCCATCCCCAAGACCATAGTAATGTTCCAACGTCTTCTGCTAGTCTTATGTTTTGTTTAACTAACCAATGTGTTTCAGCACGATATGGACCAGCTACATAAATTAAATCAACCCATTTTTCTTTTGTCACGTTTTCTCCCTATATTTTTCCAACTTGTTATCTCAGCTTCAGGTTGATAAGCCAACCCCCATATTTCAAATGTCTTTACTACTCTCCATTTAAAGTGACGATAACCACGACTTCTAAATAGCTTATACCACATTGAAACTAGCATCCACCAAAAATGCCAACCAACATCTTTTCTGACTACTGCCATACTTCTTCCAAAATCTATATCGTCCTCTAGAATTTTTAAAGGCCACGGATAGACAGATAATCCAACCATATCATACAAGTATTTGCTAACGTAAACGACAGCATATTTAGAACCAACCCATGTACATTCATAATCATGATAAGGCTCCCCATTGAAGTAAGCAGTACTCTGAATTATTGCAATACAAGGGTATTCTTTTGTCATAGTCTTATTTGTTCTGCCTGTTCTAAGGAAGAATATCTTCCTGCTTTTCTAGCCCAATCAGCTTCCTTAGCTCCACGCCATACTTGGCATCTTGAATACTTATCGCCTTCACAATGAATAGGCTCTATAGTATAGTTAGGAAAATTACTCATACCTATTTCATATTGCTCATATATGATTCCACATATTACAACATAATTATCGCTTCCAACTTTTAGATGAAGTTCTTTACATGCTGGGCAAATTACATTTGGTTTTCTCATAATCCACCATCCTGAAAACCCTCTTCATATATAGAATCAAAACTCTCAATGAGAATAGGAGTAATGGCTTTCATTATAGCTCTAACGTGATAATCATTTATACCACGCATTTCATCTGTTTGCTTACTTTTATATAGCTTAGGATTTTCTAGAGCAACCTTAATTTTAGCTAGTTCTCCATCATAAAAAGTTTTATTTCTTGTTGTCATTTTTTCTCCCACATGGATATGTCTCTTCATAAGTATTTTCTACTTCATCATAAACATAGCTTCCACCACAAAGAAACTTTATTTCTTTTTTAGCAGACCAGAATTGAGGCGCACCAGCACCCCATAACTCTTTCTTCCATGATACTCTTGTCTCACCACAATTTGGACACTTCATAATTATACCTTTCTTACATATTTCCAGGAATCAAACGTAGCAAGAAGTTCACAAGTAGCAGAAAATATCATGAGAAATCCACTACGAACCTCCCAATAATGCCCTTTTTCAAACTTCTCTTCCTTACCAGAATAATCATCGACAGTCACAATAATCATGTTATCTCCTTTATCCGCACTCTTCAAATCCACAATTCTGACATACTTTGCAACCACCTTCACCGATTATAGCATAGTTACCGCACTCATAGCAATACTCTCCACCAGTAACTCTACTGTGTAAAAGTTCATTAAAGGAATCTTTATCATGGGGAATTGGTTCATAAGGAGTGTCTTCTTCCTCTTCATCGTGACCATTCTCCATCATAGAATCAAAATCCATTCCAGCCATATCCATAGCTTCATCAAAAGTAAAACTGAGAAGGTGAGAAATCAGCTTGGGAAAGCTACAGAACGACTCTTGATTATACCAGAAAACATTGTCTCCGTATACCTTATTTCCTTGGCGAACAATATTATCAATAGAAATATTATGCTTCAAGAGCAAACTAATGAGTCTTCCTGTGTACTCTGCTAAGGCAGCTTCAGTTGAAGTAGAAAGATGCCCTAATCTGATAAATACTTCTACTGGCTCAGAATGATACTCACTATAGTTAATAGTGATATAGATTTTTCCCTTGCCGGTATCTACTTTATGAGTTACTCCTGGTGCTACAGGACCACGTTTTCTATAAATAGGTTGTAGTTTAGCTATAGCTTGTTCAAGCGGCTCAGAATCATTAATATGATAGTCAGGAAGACTAACAATCTTATTTAAGGGTTGATTCTCTTTACACTTATCTCTATAAATAGTTATTCCTTTTAATCCTAATTTCCATGCTTCTGTATAAACTAAATCTATACATTCTTTAGCAGTTTCATTTGGTAGATTAATAGTTTTACTTATACTATTATCCACATACTTTTGAAAGGTAGCTTGCATTTTAAGATGCCATCCCCAAGGAATCTCATTAGCTGTTTTCATCCAGCTAGGTTTTTTACCTGTACCACCTTCTGGTTCTGCCCAGTCTAAATCAGTACAATGTTTATGCCATTCAGGAATTGCCCAATGAGTTTCGTCATACTCTAGGTCTACTAGTTTATGGTGAGTTTCCCAAGCAAAGATAGGTTCTATTCCTGAGCTAACTCCAGCCATTCTACTAATAGTTCCAGTAGGAGCGACACAAAGAAGAGTAGCATTTCTTCTATCTCTGCCGAAACCTTCTCCTTCATGAGTACATAGAGGATACAAGCCTTTTTCTTTTCCTAACTCAGATGATGCTTTAATCGCTTCGGATTTAATAAAGAGCATTAATTGTTCAGCTAAATCAAGAGCTTCTTGACTACCATAAGGAATTTTCATCTGGATAAGACAATCTGCCCATCCCATAATACCAAGACCAATCTTACGACTTTCCTTACTAGCTTTATCAATTTCGGGAAGAGGGAAAGGATTAACATCAATAACATCATCAAGAAAACGAACCATAGTAGGAATATCTTTTGCTAAGGCATCCCAATCAAAGTAGTATGCTTTAGGCATACCCATTCCCTGAGTCTGTAATCCTTTGTCAGTTATATAGGCCATAAGATTAATACTACCAAGATTACAACTCTCGTATGGTCTGAGAGGAATCTCTCCACAAGGATTTGTAGCTTCTATCTCTTCCTCTAATGGATGCGCTCTATTAATAGTATCAAGAAATACTAATCCAGGGTCGCCAGTTTTCCATGCATGTTCTACTATCTTATTCCATAACTCTCTAGCTTTAACTGTTTTTAAATACATAGTGGGAATTTTTGACAAGGAAATATAGGCTGGAGGTATTAAGTACCAGTCATCATCCTCTTCTACATTTTCCATAAAGTCATCTGTAATACCAACAGAGATATTAAAATTGCTGAACCCACCGGCATCTTTCATTTCAATGAATTCTTCTATATCAGGATGCCATACTGGAAGAACAGCTATTGCCGCGCCTCTTCTAGTTCCACCTTGAGCTACAGTATCAATCATAGAATCAAATGCTTGCATGAAAGATACAGGACCACTAGCTTTATGACCAGTTGATTTTACTATCGCACCTTTTTCTCTCAAGCGACCAAAGTTATAGCCTACTCCACCGCCAGCTTTCATAATCAAAGCAGATTGTTTTACTGCTTCAAAGATTCCTATCATAGAATCTTCTACTGGCAGTACAAAACAAGCAGAGAAGCATCCTGGTTTTGGTTTACCAGCATTGATAAGTAATGGAGTATTAGGAAGAAATTTATTTTCCGCCATTAAGTCATAGAATTTTCTTTGCCATTCAAGCTTAGTATCAAAGTTTGTTTCTGCTTCAGAGACTTCAATAGCTACTCTTGAGAACATCTGCTTTGGGTCATCTTCTAGAAGATTACCTTCTTCATCACGAAGATAATAACGGTCTTCTAATAGTTTCTGAATATGTGGTTGATTATGTGGCATTGAAAATAGAACCTTTCTCTTTATAAAATTTCATAGTGGCAACATCAAAACTATCGCCATTAGGAAGAATTTCTTGTATCATCTGTCTCCATTCTCTTACCCTTATATAATAATTTCTAGCATCATCCACAGTAAACTTTTCTCCATCTGGTCTTATACCACAATCACAATGACCACAAATAAAAGGACCATCCATACTACCTTCAGTTGAACTACCACACATTATGCAAATTTGCATTATATATCCTTCTTATAAAGATGTGTAGCAATAAAATTAGCGTCTACCCAGGAATGAAAACCAGCATTAATTACTTCTTCAGCAAAGCCATAATCTTCACCACCTGAATGCCATTTGTAAGTACAAGTATTAAACACATCAGGTATCATTAACGAAACTGCAAATACTGAGGATACTTCATACAATCCAGCTTGAGGATAGAATTGTGCATAAGGTTTTCTTCTACGAAAACCTTCTCCTATTTTAGTTACACAGTTAGGAATTCCACTGGGCGGCACTAAGTCTATCCAAGGACCAACTATATCTTTCTTGTCTTTAATGAGTCCTTTAAGTGTTTCTTCAGGAATGATAATATCGCTATCATAAGAAAAGAAGTAGTCTGGTTGTAATTCTCTGAGTTTTTCAAGGATTCTATTACGAAGGATAACAAGCGAATAAAACCTTTTAGAATCCCTATCACCAAATGCGGGTAAATCATTACAATCAATGATGTTAAGACTATTAAACTTTTCGCCATATTTATTAATGACCTCAAGAGTATTATCCGCTCCTTCTGTATAAGCAAATACTAAATCAATATTTTTAGGCGGCATCTTCTGATTAAATATACATTGAAACCATCTAGGAAGACTCCATTCTCTTTCATAAACAGGACACCCAATGACTAATTTCATATAATCAACTCCATAAAATCATCATAATAGATTGCTACTTCATAAACACCATTTGCATGACCATGCTCCCAAGCAAGTCTAAACAATACTTCTGCTTTTGGATGGTCCTTGGTTTCAAACCACTCTTCAAAAAAATTCTTAGCCTCTGTAGCAGAAGTAATTTCTTTACACCTTGCATAAGAAGGAAGCGTCCTAATCATCATCGTCTCCATATTCATACAAATCAGGAAATTTTTCCATGAAAATAATACTAACAACATTGGTAGACATAGGAATTATCTGAGTGATTTCAGTTTGAGGTACTTGAAGAAACCTAGCTGCTGTTCCTAGTACTTTGCTTTCTTTCTTTTCTAAAAGAGCATCTATTTCGGCTCTTCTAAAAGCACCACTACAAGCAGCCTTATCTCCAGGCAAACGTTCAAATCCTCTGTTATCAATAAACGGAAGTTTCATTATTAATCCTTTCCTATATCTCCAAAGAGCCTTGCTAATATACCCTCAGAAGCTTTACCTTTAGCTCTTATTACTAAGAAGTCATCATCACTTAATATTCTTTTGAGTTTTTCTACAAGAGAAACAAATATCATAAGCTCATTAGTAACATTAGGGTCAGGCATACCACCTTCAGCCTCTTCAATTTTAACAAAACGGAAAACTCGCTCCGCTTGAATCTTGAGAAGCTGTTGCACGATACTTATTATACCTTCTCCTGTCGTAGTGTCAACGTCTTCAAGGGCTTTTAAGGCGCACACTTCGCTGTTTACATCGCAATAAGGGCATTCTTTCCTCAAGTAGCACGTTCTACAGCGCAGAAAGCTGATAGTAGGCTTTCCTGGTCGCCAAATTTCTACTTCATCAGATAGTATCTCTACTTCTTCTGGACTTATTTTTCCATCTTCTATCATTTATTCTCCGCTTGTTTAAAGGCTGCACAAGCTCCATCACCACCAGAAACATTTTTGCAACCATTAGTTTTAAAATATTCACATTGAGCGCAAGTAGTTTTCATTTTTCCTCCATATAATTTTGGCTTTTAGCAAACCATTTTGGATAAGGACAACCAGGGCATTTAGTTTTACAAGTGAGAACTTCTGTTCTACCACGATAACCATCTTTATCTTTAACATATTTTGTTGGAGGGTCTGGACAAACCGTAAGAAACCTCCCTGGAGTTGTCATTGGCATTTGTCCTCCATATAATCCTGGTATTTTTTCCATGAAGCACAATTCATTTTAGCTATCGCTTTCCAGTCACCACGTTTAATCTTATTTAAATCTAAGTTATATCCTTCTAAAAGAAGTTTTCTAGCAATAGCAGAACTTGTATCTCTTGTATGCATCTCTATTCTATTTTTTCTAGAGAAATCAGAAATCCATCCTGCTGTGCCTCGCATCCATGTTCCACTATTCATACTATCGAAAAAAGGAAGTTCACAGTTAACACCATGAACTTTTGTTCCTTGTTCGTTTAATTTTTTAAGAGCCTGTTTCACAAATGGAGCAGATAAATTTGCTACTGCTGCTCTAGGAGTTAATGTAAGATTATAATGCCACGGAATAATATCAACTAAACATTCCGTATCTAACATAAATCTATCTTCAGTGTATAGTTCTATGGCTACTGTAATAATTGAAGCATGAGAATTCAAATATTCAACATACTCTTCAACATGCATTGGTAGTAAATTTCCTGGATTTATTAGTACCTCATCAAGAAACTCACAAGCCTCTTCCAAAGAAAATCTTGGTGTTCTAGACCAGATATACTCATAATTGAGACACCCATATCGAACATCAAGGCTTTCCATTATTTCTCTATAAGCCTTATATTCTACACCATCAAGATAAATTTTCATTACATATACTCTACAATATACTCCCATATTGCATTAACAACATCATATGGATTTGAAGTTAAAACACTCTCAGTATAAAAAGGAAAAGATAACCATATAGTAGGTTTATATAAGCCACAATCTATTCCACACTTAAATACTATAGTCTCATCGTCATTCCAGGAGTCAACAAAGACAGGACTAAAATGTTTTTCTAAGCCTTCTTGTATAGTATATAAATGTTGTAATTCGTTAGGTTCCATTTGTAAAATCCAGCTTATTATCTTCTATAATTGTTGTTATTCCAACACTCATAGTTTGTATCTGTTCTTCCGTCAGTCCTATATGAAAATTACTATCAACAACATGCATTAACTCATGAAAAAAAACTTGTTTTTCATGCCCAGGAGTAAACTCGCAGCTTCTTTTTCTAAGCACAATGGTATCTGTCATAGCATCAAGATATCCCCAACACTCCATTTTATTTGTTGTATCAGTGTCTCTAATAATTTTATATACTCTACCAAAGGCTTTAACCTGTTTTGGTATGTTCAAACAAACCTCCTTATCTTGGAACCATTATTTTGGGTGCTTTCTGGCTTGCAGCCACTACATGCATGATTTGATTGGTTAACTTCTGAGCAAAAATAGATTCCTCTACATCTTTCTTTACTCTTTCGCAACCTTGCATAACATCAAGAAAAGTAGGCTCTCTTAAATAGGTTAAACCAACACCTTCTGTTGTCATAAAAGCACCCTCACCATTGGGTCTTATTACAATAAGAAAAGCTGTTTCAGGAAATGGATTTCTAGTCTGTCTTTCTGGCTCAGGGATTTGATTTAAACAGTTACTACAAATAGGACCAACAAAGGAACCATCTACCTTAGAAATATATCCATGTTCAGGTTCAGCCGCATTTATCTTAGTACACTCTGCTTGACAACGGGCGCAAGTAAAATCTAAATTTTTCAAAAGGTCTTCATTAGTTAACTTAGGCATTATTTCTCCTTTATTATTTCCGCACTTAACCAACCACCAGAGGGGAAGAATGCTATTATAGCATCAGCACTCATTATTTTCAAGTGTGTCTGTTCATGCTCTGCATTCATAAGTATATCAAATTTATCGGCTTCAGGAAAAATCTTGTAGTATATATTAGGAGTGCCGGTAGCAAAATCCCGCTCTAGTATTTTAACTTTTACTCCCATTTATTGATAGGACGTAATAGAATTATCACCAAACTGACCAATAACAGTAACAGATTCAAGCTGTAATTCTTGTCCTCCATAACGCCGTCTAATAGCGTTGTTTACATGGGAAAATAGGAAGTTACAATAGTCAAAAATATCCTTATTATCACCAGCTAAATTTATAGCATCAGCCAAACTTTTTCTAAGAACTGGGTCATGCCAAAATCTAGGCGTGTTTGTGCCATCAAAAGTAGCTGTAGCTTTGGGATATTTTTCTAGTTTAGTATCTACTGATACTGAAATTTTAGTTCCCATTTTTTACCTCTCAACTATAATTTTGAATTTAAGAGCCGTAACTTCTGATTTACCTTCTTTTCCTTCCTGTCTTTCATTAGAAAGGTCAAGAGTATAGAAGCAGGGCTTTACAGAAAGAGACATACCACTAGAACCAAGCAATCTATTCGCAATAGCGACGGCTTTCATAGCCTGATTACAAGGACCAGCACCAATAGTAATAAGCTCACAATCTGCATTTTTATTAACAATCTTAACAATTGCTCCAGCTAGACTAGAGGGATTAGTAGAACCAGCAACTTTAAGAGTTTCTAGTGTATCTTCAGTTTTCTTCGCCATTTTCTATCTCCTTTGGTTCGATATAATATTCGCCATTTACTACTTTAATAAAGTCGTCAATTTCTATGACAACAAGCTCGCTTCTCATTCCCTTTTTCTTTATAACTAATATTGGCACCTTCTTTCCTTTTCCGTATATTTTTGCATTATCATTAACTAGCTTTTGAAACCAAGTCCATACTGCTAGAGTAGTGCGCCACTTGCAATCTATCGCCAGAAAGTCATGCTCAACATCAAGAATTGACTGAGAAAAATCGTCACCCCTTACTAGACGTTCGCCACCTAGTTTTCGTGCCGCAGTTTTTTCTAATGCTTTCCATTGTTGAGACACTTTTGCCATTATTGCAATCTAGATTCCTCTCCACGAACTGTTAAAGCTCGACTTAGCATGAAACAGAATTTCTCATAGTTAGTTCTTAGTACTGTATAGGTCTTTAGATAAGTTTCGGCAATACTTATTTTTTCCTGTAGCCGTACAACTTTTTCATTAATTGCAACCTCTTGCCGTTTATCAGTAACTTTGGTTGCTGTACTGGAATGAGAAGCTGCCGCCTTACTGAATTCTAAGTCTCTTTCAAGAATATTTACTTCAACTGCGTATTTAGCTTCACCCATAGCAGCGGCAGCATAAAGAGTAGTAAAAGTAGCTAATTTATCTAGCAAAATTTCTTGAGGTAAATCAGATACTTCTGTAGGGAAAGTTTTATCTTCTTCAGAAATAGCTCCTACAACTTCCTCTGTTGGATATACAAAACCCTTTTTTCTTAGTTCGTCTCTAACACTTTCAGTTAGTATTTCAGCATCAGCCCTAAACTCCATCATAATTCCTCTCCTATCATCTCACAAAAATCTACTTTATTGTGTGTAAGTTTTTTAATAGTAGTATGAGTTTCACATAGTTTCTTAACAAAGTATACTGGGTCATGATATATTATACCTTCAACTAATCTATTCCAGTAGTCTCTACAAAGCTCTCTAGGATGCTTAATTATATACTCTCCTAAATCCTCATAATAAAGGTCAGTCATTCGTATATAGGTTATTCCATTTATCTTCTGTTCTATAGCATAGCCAGTATTAAGAAACTCTTCTAACAGTTCCTTAGAAAACTCAGATGGGTCTGATAGCTCACCATAAAACTTTATGTCCAACTACATACACTCCTATATTGGCATTTTTTACATTTGCCTTTATCAGTATACACTATTCCTTTTAAATCGTCAAGAGAGTCTTCTAAATAAGCTTTCCATATTAACTGCATTTCATCAAGAAGGAATTGTATGGCGGCTGTACTACGTTTGATAAGAAATGATTTTTTCTCAGAAGAATTTTTTGCTATATATTCTACAAGACCTTGATTTATAACACCAATTATCTTAGCACCTTCATAAACTGGCCCATCAAGTTTTTCTGTAGAAATTCTATTATTTTCATCTAAAATAAATTCTTCTTCAAGGGGAGCTTTTTTAGCTAGTTCATACCAACCATACAAATAAAGCTGAGTCTGTATGAAATGGTCATCTAATGGTCTATTGATAAGTTTTTCAAACCCATAATTAGCATTAGGTCTATCAACATTCTTTATAGATTTCAACTCAAGCAAAAATCTGGTTCCTTGTTGATTAATAAAACCATCAGCATGACCTCTTATCAATCCTGTATGAATAGGAACTTCTTTAAATTCTAGATAGCTCCAATTCTTGAAAAACTGGCTACAATTAGGGCATTGGTCTTTGGGTGAAGTTGCCCAAAATTTATGACCACAGGAGATACATTTATATACTCCCTCAAGAATTCCCATCCTATAAAGAATGTGCTGAGTTTCATTATGAATAGCTTTCCCAACTGCCATAGCTGTGAGATTTTCATCAGACCATTCTTCAGGAAGAGACTCTTGATTTTTAAGGAAATAGTACCACCAGATTTGACACTCTACTCCCTTAGAGATAAGAGAGGGATGAAATGCAGGAATAAAATATTCTGACTTTCTATTCTGCTCTGAAAGTAAAAATTTATCTATGAGTTCATTAAGATTTATGTCTTCACGAACATACTTTTTATTCTTCTTTACAAGCTCCTTTAAATTTTGCGCCATTTGTCTCCTTATGTATTTAAATCTTTTTCTATTCCATCATGATAATATTCTTCTTCTAGCTTTAGAAGTCTGTCAAGAGCCAAGGCATCTTCATATCTTATTACAGCTACTCTTAGCTCAGGTTTACCTGTAAACTCTATTACCATCATAGGTAATTTACCTAGCTTAAAGGCTTCGTCAATGACGCTTTTAAAGTAGGATTTTTTAAGAACATAACCTTTGGTATAAGGCTCAGTATATTTATGTTCTATAAGAAAATTATCGGCAGAAACATCTTGTTTCCAAAATGGAAGTGCGCCCGATGCGATTTGCACTTTTCCTCCAATAAAATCTTTGGCAGTTTTCTCTTCTAACTTTCTTGATTTACGACTAGACAACTTTTTTCTCTAATCCCTTTGCTATCAAATAAAGAATACCAGCAAGGGAAAAGATAGCAGCTAATAAAGCTATTGGCATCCATAATGGAGCAGTAACCCACCACCAACTCCAATCAATAACTCCAACTAGTTTTAAGGTCATGAAGATAAGGAACATATAATCAAGCAAAGTACCAAACCTAAATGCTCTTACATATTTACTTTCTTCTGCGCTTTTTAATTTTTCCTGTACAGACATTTTTTACTCCTTTATTAAAATTTCTTTCATTACAAGTTCTTCAAGTCTAGGATATTTATCTGGATTTTCAGCTACCCAATCTGCTACAGCAGCTTCACCTTGTAGAGATTTTTCTAATCCAAATTCTTCAGGAAGACTATACCATGCACCAGACCTATTAATTACGCCAGTAAGTACACCATAAGTAATAATCTCTCCCGCGCGATAAATTTCTCCAGCTTTACCTTTAGGATTATCTTGGGTAGAAAACCAAAATGCTCCTGCTTTATGAGGGGGAAACGTTTTATTTTTTACAACCGAGAATCTGCTCTCCTGCATAATTTGAGTACCATCTTGAGTGTTATTAATAACCTCACCTTTACGAATTTTTACTCTAATCATGGCACCAAATTTAACTTGTTCTCCACCTGGAGTAACTTCAGGGTCGCCATAACCTCCAATTTTCATGTAAGTTTGATTTACAATCAAGATTGTTGTTTGCCCTAAATCTAATTCATCATCAAGAAGATTAGTTTTAGACCTACTTTTACGCACAAATTTATTACCTAGTCTAGCTCTTAGTCCTACTGTGAATTCAGAAATATCTCCATCATATTCTGCTTTAGGACAAGCAGCAGCTAAGGAATCTACTACAATAAGAGCGCAATCTTCACTATGAATAAGGTCAACAGCAATTTGAAGACCATCTTCCATAAACTCTGGAGAATTTATAAGAAGATTATCTACATCAACTCCAATTTTGTTAGCCCAATCTGAGTCAAATGCTCCCTCAAAATCAATGAGAGCTACATTAGAACTGGGGAAATCTTTTTGTGTTTGTGCCATAGTAAGCTGGGAGACATAGGATTTGCCACCAGAATAAGGACCAAAAATCTCATTTAATTTTCCCCAAGCCCAGCCACCACCAGTCGCTACATCAAGGGCTATGGAACCAGTTTTAAGTCTATTTATTTTAAGACCTCTGGCATCTGCGCCTCTTACCAAAGCGCCCTTACCATATTTCTTATTTACATCTTCAATCGTTTTCTGTATCGCCAATTCCTTCTCCTGTTCTGTCATATGAGGGTAGGCCATTTAGAACACCCATAAGAAAATTCTATAACCTAACGCTCCAATTAATAACCACAGTATACTGTAGGAGAAAAGAATTGTCAAGCCAGTACAAACCTCTTGAAATGTTTTAACAATATCTTTTCGCCTTGGTTCTATTTTTGGAGTAACTAGGTTTGCCATTTCTTATCTCCTTCGAATAATCATAGCCACATTTTTTGCACATCAAAGAATCTTCATCTATATAATTACCGCATTCAGGGCATCTTATGAATGCACTTTCATATTCCTTATATTTCATTTAAGTGTTCCTAGAACCTTTTCTATTTCAAAATGTCTATCTTGCACAGTTGTTGTTTCCATTATATGATATGGTATTTTAAAGTAATCTAGATAAAATATAATCATAGAGTCTATATCTTTTTGATATTGAGGGTCAAGAGAACGAACGCCATCATCTTCTAGTGGTAATATAGGAGGAAAGTAAAAATATTTATCGTTTTCGGTAAAACCAAAGAAAGCATTAGTGTTAACAGTATGATATGCATCAAGAAGTTCATTTTTAAATGGTAGGCATTGAGAATAAGCACATTTATCTACCCAGCTTCTATCAGAAATAAATGGTGTAGAAGTAGATAACATAGCTAACATAGCATTTCCAGCTATTACTATTTCATCCCAAGGAGCAGCATCCTTATTTACTTTTATAATTCCAGCTTCTAAGAGGCTTCGCCTTTCCATTTCCAAGCGATTAAAGTTAGGATGAATACTCAAAAAGTACTCCATTTGAGTAGTCTTTCCTGTACCATGTGAACCACAGAACCAAATTTTCAATGCATTATTTATTTGTTTCTCCTTTTCTTTTAGCATTAGAGCGCAGACACGCTAGAATCGGCGGCGCGGTGGCATAGGTCCGATACTACCGGCGCGAAACCGACGCGCTGTAGCGGTGCTGTAGCGCGTCCTAGCGGTACTGTAGCGGGAGGTTGCAAGGCCGGTTTCCGCACATCAAAGTTGGATTTAATTTTTTCAACTAGACCTATCAATCCTTTCCCTCACTCCATTTTTTAACTTTCATCGGCTTAACTTCTAGGGGAACATCTAGCTCGTCTTCAAACGGTCTTTCCATATGATTCTTGACTATCTCCATAGCTTGTTCTGTATAGTCTTTTCTAGATTCTATCACAAGTTCATCATGAACTTGAAGAATTATATGTGCGTCTAATTGTTTGTTTTTAAACTCCTGGCTTATCCATACCATAGCCATTTTTAAAACGTCAGAAGCAGAGCCTTGGATAATAGAGTTAACAGCTTGACGTTTAACTCTAGCTAGTTGCCCTCTTTTATATTTGTATACTTCTTCTGAATCAGTTGGCAAAATCTGTAATGCTGGTATCTCTGGAAATCTTCTTTTTCTTCCAATTATAGTTATAACATGATGGTCAGCATTTTCTGGATTTACAACCCTATTCCCAACCCTTGTAACCCAATCATCTACACCAGGAAACGTATCAAAATAGTCATATTTAAACTGTTTTGCCTCTGCTGGAGTAACTTTCAAGGCTTCAGCAATAGCATTTATTCCTTGACCATAACTTATGGAGAAATTCATGGTCTTGGCAAAGCGTCTTTCTTCCTTATCAATATCATCTTTGTTGAAAATAAGCTTTGCTGTCGCTAAGTGAACATCTTCTCCAGACCTAATAGCCTGAGTTAAATATTCATCCTTACTAAAATGAGCAAGCAATCGTACTTCTAGCTGGGATTCATCAGCTACAATTAAATCATATCCTTCAGGAGCATAAATAGCTTCTCTTAGCCACCATCCTTCTGTAGCTTCATGAGAAATATTTTGCATGTTGGGAGCAGCAGAACTTAATCTTCCTGTTACTGTACCATATTGGAATGATTCCTTGCCTGAGTTATTGAACGTAGGATAAATTCTATTGTCAATAACATACTTCTGATATCCTATGGCATAGGTAGAAAGAAGCTTCATTATCCCACGATATTCTTTTATGAGATTAGCAGCAGGAGTATTTAATTTAGATAAAGCTTTTTCATCTGTGCTAGGCGCACCAGTTTCAGTTGTATCTATAACCTTGGCATACTTTTTGGAACTATAATCGTCTACTTTAGTTAGAGTTAAACCTTCAGCCTTAGTTCTTTTAATTTTTATTCCGTAGATTTTTTCACAAAGTTGTTGAGTAGAACCAATGTTAAACTCTCCAAGCTCTCTATGGATTTTAGCTTCTAGTTCTATTGCCTTGTTGGTAAGAAGCTCTTCACCTTTTTTAAGGTAATCAAGGTCACAAGGCGTTCCATGTAAAGTCATATCTATAAGAACGTCAATAAATTGCATCTCTATTGTAGATGCTAAATGCCAATGTTTCTTTTCAAGATTTTCTTTTAGAAAGAAATACAACAAGTAAGTAGCTTGAGCATCTCTTTTGGCATATTCATAGAATTCTTCTTTTGAAAGTTTTTTAGCCTCATCATAAGAAATCATATCCATGCCAAAATGTTTTTTGGCAAGAGTTTTGGCATCCTTTGGAACGTTTTCATCAAGATACCAGTAGCCAACAAGCGTACAGAATTTATTTTTAGGTCTTGCTCCAAGAAAGTAATCTGCTACTTTAGCATCAAACTGTATGTTATGTGCTATGAACAGAGAATCCTGACTAAAAAGCTTCTTTAATTGCTCTACTAGATATATTCTCGATACCTCTGTATCGGTAAATGGAATGTACACAGGCTCAAGTTTTTCACTTCTTAGAGCAAGACCTTCAATCTCTAGCATTTTGTGATGAATAGAAGCTTCTTTTTTATCAACGTCAGGATATAAGCCTGATGGCATTGTCTCAAAGTCAAAGGCTATCAACTCAGAAGTTGATAGAGTTTCTAATACATTATCTAATGCTTCTTCAGTTAAAATAATCATTTATTTTTTCTTTTGAGAAAAAAAGGTGGGGGAAGCCAAGCTATCAGCTTCCCCCTTTCCTTTATAGTTTCTTTTTCCAGTCGATAGGTTCATCGTCTCCATCATCTTCATCATCAGAAGTAGATGTAGGAGCGCCACTAAGAACAGCTAACAATTCTGCTCTAGTCTTAGGAGCTAAAACTTCTTCTAGGTCATACAATTCTTGACCTTCAGAAAGTTTGAACTCTTTCTCAGCCTTTTCAATTTCAATATTCCAGGCTGTACTTTGACCAGAACCTATTTTACTGACTTCCATAATCCATGTAGGATAAGGACCGTACTTATTACGCTTTTTATTAAGCACACGAAGAAGAGTAATACCTACTCTCCAAATTTTAACTTGGTCTTTATGAGTTTCACCCTTACGGTCAGTATATTCTCTAGGGTCAAACACATTGAAAACGAAGTGGTTTGTAGCTTTGTTTCCAGCCTCACACAACGGACAATTTTCGTCACCAATACCTTGAATACAAGTATACCAACCCTTGCCTTTTACAAAATGGTCACGAATATTAGTAGAATCTTCATCTAGGATGCGAACACCCTTAGCCTCTTCATTACTTTTCAGAAAGAACTCTCTAGTCCAATTGCCTGTATTTGCTGCTACCTGCGCTTCCGCTTCCTCAAAACCTTTACTAAACCAATTACCCATAATTTATTTTCCTTTCTTTTTGTAGTTTATTTGTTCAAAGACTTTGACAGTTTTTACATCGTAAATGTCTGTGTCTATCTTTTCTTCACAAATTGTTCTACACATATCTTGTACAGTAGAAATTTTAACTTTAAGATTATCATAAGAAACAGGTTCTTCTGTTTCCCACTCTTCTGAGATACCACACCAAAAACTTGGTTTGAGATTTTCATACTCTGCAAATTTGAGTGTGACTTCAAGAGAACAACCTGCACTAAATCCTTGTTTCATTATAAAACCTCAATTCTGAGTTATGAAACACAATAGCACGATTACTTCCAAACAATCTTACCAAACAAACTCCTGAAAATGTTTCTGCTAATATTCCAGATGCTCCAATCAAATCTTTTGTATCTTCCGTTATTGACCGTTCAACAGTCACTATATCACCCGGCTTAAAAAGATTAATACAAGTAAGATAGTTTCTATCTAAATTATACTTTGGCTCAAAATCAAACGGAAGACCAAAATTATTTCCCTTCATTTTACTAATTCCAACTCTTCTTCTCTAAATATTTCATCGCCCTTTTTAAATGTAACCTTTACTGGAAAAGCTAATTCAAAATAGGCTCCTGTGTTATCTACTACAACTCCAATATCTCCAGAGTTTGCTACACTAGACCCAGGATAAGCATCTAAAACCTTTACTTTATCTCCAAGTTCAAACTTCATTCTATAAACTCCAATTCCTTTTCATTGAATGCATAATTAGCTCCATCTGGAAACCTACCTTCTATTGGATAGTTTTTTCTCTTAGCAATCTTAGAGATTATACCTAAAGCACCTAAATAAAATTCTTTTAACATTGAATTAGTCGGATTGCTAACTCTTACAACATCTCCAACTTCTAGATTCATACCTTTTCTATCTCGCTTTCCCCAAACCACAGAAAGTGTAAGTTTGAAAACTCTACTCCAATTGGAGTAACAGATTCATAATCATCAATTATGTCAACAACTGTTCCTACTAATCCAATATACATATTAAATTCCTCTTGTTCATTCTTAGGAAGAGGAAGAGCATCAAAGTTTAATACTTTTACATCATCACCAATTTCAAAGCTCATATTAACTCCAATTCTTTTTCTTCAAAACGGGGAGTAATTATGAGTGTTACTGTCACTTCCATTTCTGTTGGAATTAAACCCCATTCATCTTTTTCATCTAGGATTAATAATCTACCACCCTTTACCTGTTTTATTACTTGTATGAGCAAGTCCTCAGTATTATAAAAGCTATCAAAATAATCCTGGTCCTGATATGCTGGAGCATCCTCTGGCAAATCGTCTCTTACTTTAACTAAATCTCCAACTCTAAATTTCATTTTCATCCTCTACTAGTTCTGGAAAAAATTTATTTGTGTCTAAAAGTCTTCTTCTCCAACTTTCAATATAAAGCTGAACTCTGAACCGATTAAACTGACTGTACTTCTGATGAAGCTCTTTCCAATCGTCATCATTCAAGGACTTGCCATATTCTACCACAACCCTCTTACTTTGTGCAAGGGCTTCGGCAGACAATTCTTTAACCCACTCAGGTACTTGAATACCCTGCTTATAAGGCCAAACCTCTTTATAGATGTAGTCAATTATAGCAAGGTCTTCTATAGAATACAAGCGGTTTCCTTGCTCATTTCGGAAGTTTGCTGGAGGTAAATGTCCTCTAGCTTCCTTGTTAATTACAGCACTCCTAGAGGAACCGAAGATATATTTAAGATACCTTAGAGTATAAAGGGGAACTTCATGTTCTTTTATTTGATAAAGATGCATTTTACAGCCCAAGAATTTTAGTTATCTCTTTTCTATTACAGATAAACCACTGACCACATTCTGTGCATTTTAATTTCATTTGGTCTTCTGGTAATTTACCTGTACCAGTTCTTATGTGATAGCTCCATTGATTTCCACCACAACTAGCACAGACTAATTCTACATCAAGACCAGTGTGATATCCCGCATTTCTAGCTGGCTTATATGCTATCTTATAAACATGATTAGGTAAAAATTCAGCTTCAACTTGACTCAATTTCTGGTAACTCTCCTTTCTTAGCTTTTTCTATCTCTTTGCGAATCGTTTCTAACTCTTTAACTTCAGGCAAATCGGTATTTACTTTAGTTGCCCAATCAATACGCTCAGAGAAAATATCATCAAGCTCACCCGCTGATAACATACCAGCATTATAAGCTTCAATAATCTTTTCTTCATCAAACTCCCAAGAGATTACTTGAATTACGCAAGATTCATAAAGCCCTTTCTCTTTTAAGAGAGCTTCAGCTTTTACACTATTCAAAGTGCGAGAGATTCTTTTGGTTCTAATTACTTCAGTATTTACTTCCTGGTCTTCTATGGTAGAAGACATAACCAAATGCAAATGACCATTCTGGTCTTCTATGCCATAAGCATCTGCGGCACCTTCAACAATAGGACGGATTTCATTGTCTCTACGAGCTTTAAGCAGTTTCTCCTGCTGATTCATTATCTCATAACCAATAGCCGCTGTCAATATCATTTCCTGGCGAGTTAAAGGTAATTGTAAAAACTGCTTCGTGCGCTCTTTGACAACCACTTGAGTTTTAGGCTCTTCTTCATCTATCAGAGGCTTGACTTCCATCTTTACCCTTTCCAACTACTACTAGTCTAAATGTATAACCACAATCTGAACACATCATTAAAGTAGACCGTTTTTGCTTAATCTTCTCTCCAGACTTATCCTGGATTTTATGAACTCTATCTCCACCACACTCAGGACATAACATTTTTACGGCTCATATTTCTTTTTAAGCTGCTCATATTGTTTTTTCTCTTCTGCTACTTTTCTTTCTTTATATTCCATATCAATTCTTATTCTTTTTTCATACTCTTCATCTGTTTCTGGTCTACTACCAATGAGAGAAACTTTAGCATAAGAATCACCATAATCATAATAAGTATCTATTTCTAGATAGAGATTTTCAAAATCATCTTTATGATTATCATAATAAGTTTGAAGAGTTTTAATGGCATTCTCTAAACTACCATCTAATTCCCATTTAATATCTTCATCAATAGTTCTAGTAACTCTTATCTTCGGAGACTTTTTCATCCCTTTATTACCGCCAATGGTTGTAATTTAACAAGAATCTTAACAAGGTCTTTTTGATTTTCCATCACTTCATCTATATCTTTGTAAGCTCCTGGCGCTTCATCCAAGTCTGATTGATTTCTAAGACCATGTATGATTCCTTTTGCGTCCATGTTTCCGATTTCTGTACTAAGGTCCAGTCTTTTTGTAGCTTCTTTTCTACCCATTCTCCTACCCGCACCATGAGAGCAAGACGTAAACGATTCAGCATTTCCTAATCCTTCCACAATATAAGACGAAGTACCCATGCTACCAGGAATTATTCCTATCTCTCCTGTTCTAGCGCGAGTAGCACCTTTTCTATGAACAATAACATTCTGTCCAAAATGGTTTTCCCAAACAGCATAGTTATGAGCTATGTTAATTATATCACCATAGCCAACTACACCAAGAACTTCTGCAAAGATATCCTGGATTTTGTTCATCATATTTAATCTATTATCTAAGGCAAAATCTACACAGTATTGCATTTCAATGATGTATCTCTTGGCTACTTCTTCTTCAATAGGAAGAAAAGCAAGCTGCCATTCTTTAGGAACCTGAGAATGCCAACGCTCATTCAAATGAACCGCCCATTTATTATACACATCAGCAACTTGCTTGCCAAGATTTCTAGAACCAGAATGAACCATTATCCAGACCATGCCTTTTTCATCATACTGAATCTCAATAAAATGGTTTCCACCACCAAGAGTTCCAATTTGTTTTTGGGCTGCAAGATATTGTCTTGCAATAACATAGTCTTCTTCTACACCATCAGGCAAATCACGAATTTGTTGAGCAGTTTCCTGGTGAGAAAATCCTACAGGAATCTCTTCCCGAATTCTACCCATTATTTGTTTGTACTGTTCGGGTTGAATCCAGTGTTGGTATTGGTCAGTTTTTACAGCACACATTCCACAACCAATATCTACACCAACCGCATTAGGAATTACTACACCTTTGGTAGCTAATACTCCACCAATAGGCATTCCATATCCTTCATGAGAATCAGGCATGATTGCTACATGCTTATGTATGAAAGGAAGATTAGCAAGATGTTTGGCCTGTTCCAAAGCACCATCCTCTATGTCTTCCAACCATAACTTGATAGGTAATTTCTCAGTTGCTATTACTTTCATTCTATATCCCTACTCTTAGTAACAATAATAGATTATCAAGTTGTTCCCAATCGGGTTCATCTGGAAGTACAGACTTAGCTTGAAGAAAGGCATCATATTCGTCTACAAATTTAGCTACCAATTCGGCTGTTGGCAGTTCACCTATAGCAAAATACTCTTCTGGATTAGATAACTTAGGATTAAGCCAACCCATTTCCAGAAGCTCTTTACCTTGTCTAAGCAGCCTAAAACAATGACGAGCATGTTTAGCATACCGATTCTTTACTGCGGGATTGAATCCCTCTAATCCTTCTGCCTCTCTTTGCTGAAGCTTTTTAGCCTGTTGATAAGCATAGCCACCAAAGGAATCTCTTATATGATTACTTAAAAAGCAATCTCTATAATCTAAAAGCATGTGTCCTTCATATTCTAACACTTCATACTCTGGCACAAATAAAAGCTCAAGTATAGTAGGATTTCCTTTAGCAGCTAAGTACATAAACTTCTTCAATTCATGAAGTGTAGTATCAGGCTCTTTAGTGACATAAGTTTCTTCATTGTGAAAGAAACTAAGAACTTCTCTTGTAGGTCTTATGAAGACTCCAAGAAAATCTTCGTCAGAATGTTCTGTGTTAAGACCATAAAGATGAGAGCCAACTCTTGCTTTCATTATAACTTTCATTCATAAACCTCTTCTACAACTTTAAAATTCAAAATAGCTTTGTAAGGAATATAAGCTATTTGAGATGTTTTTGACACATTATATCTATAGATGATATAAACTCCAGTAGACGTAGCGTGAACTTCAAAGCCTAAACTTATACGAAGTTCTATTCCCGTTCCATCTTTTAAATCTATTTTAATTATATTACCCAGCATGGAAATCTCTCAATACAACATGAGGAACATCATAAACATATCCCTCTACGGTTTTACCTATGTGATGGATATAAATATCAGCAGATGTGATTTCTCTTCTATGACCATCATAGTCATTGATATCATTAACGGCAAATTTCTCTGCTTCAGTAAAAGTTTTAGCTATTACTACCATGCCATGAGTTTCATCATACCACGGTTTATCAACTCTTTTTACTAGATAAATATTCATACTCCAGCTTCTTTCTCATAATATTTTTCTCGTCTTCTTTTATTAAAGCATTCTCTACACAAAGGTTGCAATCCAAGTCTGGTATTATTTCTAGGAGCAAAAAATTCTGTGCTTGCAGGAAGAGTTCTTTTACACGCATTACATATTTTTTCAGTTGGAGGAAGCTCTCCAGACCGTTGAATAATATAATCTATAATTTCCCCACACCCAAGCTTATTCATACAATAAGAATAATATTTTGGATGGGTTTCTTTCATCATTTCAAATTTATCTTCGCCGTGCATTCTTCCCATATGAAGACCAAACATACAAAACATGCAACCAGTTCGTGTATAACCCATATCATATATTGGACTATATGGAACATTAAAAGCATTTAGATAATCCCAAATATCTTGCTCTTTCCAAATGAAGAGTGGCCTAGAAACTGGAGTTTTTAATTCGTAAGCATTACAACCATATCTTAATGCTAACCCTCTTCGCATCCAACTTTCTGAGCCTAAAAATCCTAAATATCCCTGTCTTCCAGTAGCTCTCACATAAGTAGAAGCTGGCTCCTTTTTTAAGTATTCACAGCATCTACCTGAAATTTTAAAAGGCGCATCTATTAAAAATTGCCAACGTTTATTTACTGAATATGGTCCAGGTTTTAGCTTTCTTTGAAAGCCTTCAAGGTTTCCTGCTGCTTTGAATCTTCGTGCCTGTGCTATAGAATCAGCTTGATGCTTACTAATAACAGGCCAACCATATTTTTCAATAACTTGTTTAAAGTTCATTTTTGGTTTAAGCCAAGTTACATTGTCTGTTTCTTTTACAAACTGTCTTATTTCAGGATATTCCATTCCAGAATTATTAAAAATAGCAGGAGTATCTGGATATATCTGTCTCACTAAATGAAGAAGAACAGTACTATCTTTACCACCAGAAAAGGCTACATAGGTTTTTCCATCATAATGACGATACCATTCTGCAATTCTATCTAGTGAGTACATGATTTTAAAATCTAAATCCTGTTCCTGTAACTCATTTAAAGATTCAACACTTAATTTGTAATCCAACATTTACCTCCTATTAATTAAAATCAATCATGGCCTGAACAAGTCTACCCTCACTATTAAACTTAGCATAAACAGGATAATAACCATCACCATATCCAGACTCCACAACAACTCCCATTTCAAATGGGATATGCCTCTGCGGTGGTCTTTGGTTATAATCCCACGTTTCAAGAATATCCTCATAGACTACTTTAGGAGGATTTTCATCGCGGTCAGGAATTACATAGCATGGGTCTACCAAAATAATCTGACCACTATCAACACCACAATGTCCTATCAATTGCCAGTCATTCATTTTTCTCTCCTAAGAGACATATATATAGTACCAATTATCAAAGCCAGAGCTAGAACAATTCCAACAATTATTATACTAGCATAACTTTGTTTGTCAACCGTTTCCAAAGGAAGATAGTATTTATCAAGAACAGACCAATCTCCAGTTACTTGTGCTGTCTTAGCATCTTCCCAAAATTGGTAATAAGTTCTCCATGTTTCAGGCATATCCTTTGGAGCAACTTGAGCTAGAGTTTTTTCTCCCGCCGCAAAATCAATAGCGTTTTGAATCGCCCAACCATCTTCTCCATCATCGTTTGGAATAGCACCAAAATGCTGTACATTAGCAACTAATCCTTCACTTATATCAGGCCATTCTTCTCGCCAAAAACTGGGATTAGTAACTGTAGTTGTTGTTTCACCGTTTGTAGTTGTAGTAGATAAATATTCAGTAGTTGTGGTTGCAGCACTACTGGTTGTCGTACCATTTTCTGTAGTAGTGCTTCCATGTTCTGTAGTGCTTTCTGAAACTGTTGTAGTGTACAATGTATCTGTCGTATTGGTATCAATGGAAGTTGTAGTTTCTCCATCGCAGCCAACTAAAAACATTAAGAGTAATATTACTAGACTTATATATTTCATTTTTCCTTCTTGAATAAAAATGGGGAGCCTGTTTCGACAGAGTATGAGAAACCTAATCCCATTACAATTTTCCAGACTCCCCATTTAACTAGCTGTTAGTCTGCAACCATTCCGTTGCTATATTCTCTAACCAGTTGCCCCTTAACCACTTGCTCTCTTTAAAGCTGGCTAAAAAGCTTGCTTTCTATAATTCTCCCCTCTTTAGAATTACATTTTCTCTATGAACTCCATAAGTTGAACTCTTTTTAATCTATTCAACTTAGGTTCACCAGCAAATAAGTCATGCTTCCAATCATCTCTTGTAATCCACGGAGAGCAACGTATATCTGATGCCTCATTCTCACATACTCCCCATATTTTTGCTAATTGTTTATTTGTAAAAATTTCCAACATATGTTCTATAGGTCTAGAAAGAAGTTCCTCCTTAGAATAAGGTGTTATCTTTTTAACTGGACCATTTTTATAATATTTATTGCTTCTACATTTTTTACAGAATCCATGTAAGCCATCATTTGTTCTAGAGTTTTTATGAAACTCTGTCCTTGGCAAATTTTGTTTACACATTGGACAATATTTATCATTCACATTTTAACTCCTTTTAGTGTAGTGCCTCATAATGAGGCACCACTTACCTAAGTAAATTACTTTTTAACTCCAACAAAACGACTTACCAATCCACCAGCTAACAATACAACACCGATACCTAACAACAGCCAATACCAATTGCTATATCCAGTAAATGGAAATTCTTCCGTTACCGAAGTAGTTGTAGTCAAACTAGTTGACGTTGTACTAGTTGCTTGTTGAGGTTCAGAAGTTGTAGTAGTTGTTTCAGGCTCAGTTGTAGTAGTAGTTGTTACTTCCGTTGTAGTTGTAGTCGTTTCTGGTTCTGTAGTCGTAGTAGTTGTCTCAGGAATTGTAGTCGTAGTAGTTTCAGGAATAGTTGTAGTTGTGGTTTCTGGAATAGTAGTTGTGGTTGTACTTTCAGTCGTGGTTGTACTGCTACTGGTTGTCGTACTGCTACTAGTTGTAGTTGTAGGCGGCTCAGTAGTTGTAGTTGTGCTTGACGTTGTAGTTGTCGTACTATCTGTAGTAGTTGTAGGTGGTTCAGTTGTAGTAGTAGTTGAACTTGTAGTTGTAGTAGTACTTTCTGTAGTTGTAGTTGGAGGTTCAGTTGTAGTAGTCGTACTACTGGTTGTGGTTGTACTGCTAGTTGTAGTTGTACAACACACAGAACTACTAATAGTTAATACTTGATTACCAGGAGTACCTAAACCATTCCAAACAGCATAAGCACTTACTACTTCTCCATTACCATGTGAATAGAAATGAATTGCTCCATGATTACTTCCACCAGGGAAAAATCCAGAACTCACACTAGCTGGACCACTAGAATATGTTACATATAATGTGGCACTAGTATAATCAAATCCACCACCACCGGCAGTTAATATCCAATGGTATGTTCCACCACTCTCACAATTATTTTCACTACCATTTCCAGTCCAATTTTCTGTTCCTGAACTTACTACTTGCGTAGTAGTTGTAGTTTCTGGCCTATCAGCATTAACCGTTGGTACATAATATGCACCAAACGCCAATAAAAAGACGATAAGACAGGCTACTATAAAAGGTAAAATCTTTTTCATTTTCACCCCCTTTCTGCGTAGTATCTTTCTAAGTTTCTTCTACAGAAATACTTATTCGTTCTCCATTAGGTTTAATATGATAGACATATTCTTCCCACATACCACCCTCTGGAGGAACTATATAAATACTTCCCGGTCCTTCTTTAAGTTCTTTAATAAGAGAGGCAGCAAAGCATCCCATACCATTTGCTATATTTCCTTCTTGGCAAGAAGAAAGCCCATTAACCAATTTAAAAGTAGAAGAAAAATCCTCTAGCTCTGCTCCAAATCCTTCTGGATAACCATCCATGTGTCTATAGATTGTTACTAAAACTTTGTCACTTTCATCATAAACTTTTGCTAATGCTCTTGTACCCATCAATAAACCTCTACCCATTCCATTGTAGTTCGCAGAAGATGATTATAATCTCCTGCCATAGCTTCATCCATATACTTATCAATCTCTTCTTTAGGCACTCCACCCTTCTTCAATGCTTTTGAGACATTTGCTAGAATAGCAAAAGCATTTCCATTTTGACCAACAAGTTCTACTTCAATTTCAGGATACTTACACATTCAATAACTCCAATTCTGATTCATAACAGGGCATATCTACCCAATATTTATTTTCTATCCATTCTATAGGATGGTCAAAAGTTACTATCCAGGGAAACAAAATTCCTCTTTGAGAGATTATACCTACTGCTCCTGTGCATAAATCTCCTTCTAAGATTCCATGCTCATTCAATAAGCCAATAACTTTAACTTTGTCGCCAACCTTCATTTTTTACCTACCTCATGCCAGAAGAAATCATCTATTTGAAAATCCCCATCATCAATAGCTTCTATCATGGTTTTATTGCCTGTATAATGCTCATTGATGTAATCATCTATATCTTGTTCATCTTGATAACTGTCAGGAACTTCTACTGTTCTGTATAATGTCAAACAGATTCCTATTTCATAAAGCCTCATCATTATCTCCCAATAAGATATTTTAATATGCCTTTTACTTCTTCAAGCTCTTCCTCATCCTCATATATGAGAAAATTCTCTGCGGCAAGAATAATAGCGGCACATTCTGGCTCACTTCTCATGTAAGATGCACCAAATACTCCACTAGAACGCCGATGAACATAGCTTATTTCCGCTATCCTTATTCCATCTGCGTCAAAAGTAAATACTTTTACTTCATAAGGAGTTTCTTCTAGGGAAGTTAAGAACTTCTCTAGTTCCTTTATCTTAGTCATTTTTCATACTTCTTTTTTAGACGTTCATACTCTTTTTGGTCTTCCAATTCTTGTCTTGCTGCTTGTTCAGCTTGCCATTTAGGAAGATTAGTTCTAGCATAGCTAATACCAGCAAACCATCCAAGAGAAATACTAAAAGCTCCTACAAAGATAAGCATAATTAAATCGCCCATCTTATTTCTTCTTCTTTATCTTAGCACCTTTTTTAAGGTCGATATCTGCAAACCTAGAAATTAGTTTTGTAAAATATGAAGAATCATTTTTATAGTTAGTTATTTGATAAACACTGTATCTTGGAGTATCTTTTATTCTAGAAACGATGGTGGATTTTTCAACTAGAAACTTATAACCATCTAACCATGTTTCCCAAAGTTCTGTATGAACATAAGTATTATAATTTACAGTATGAATTCCATCAAATGGAACAGCATCAGGATAAACTCCTAGTACTGAATGAAACATTAAGCTAACTTTTTCAAACAAATCTTCTTGAACTTTTTTACGGTCTTCTTCAACTCTTGTTATTAACTCTTGTTCATTCATTTAATTCCTCTTTATATCTATATATTAGACCTTGAACTAAGTTATGCAAATTATCTCTAGCATAACGTACTGCTCCTGAGTCTATCTCTTGACCAATACTTTGAAGTCGTTTTATCAAAAGATAAAACTCTCTTCTATTAAGAGCCATTTTATCTAATGATGGGTCATCTATTCTCATCTTATTCCTCTTTCTTCACACCAACTCTTTACAGTCATAACTGTTTTATAGTGGCGCGCAATATCTCCATCAGGAGAATAGATTTCAAGTGCTTCTCTATATTCACCAGCATCAATGAGAGACTTGTAAGGCATCTTAGAACTACTCATCAATCGAAAATATGCATGAATAGACTCATCAATAGAGACATAATTAGCAAAGCCACTAGCATATTCAGGAGTGCCTTTTTCTCCCCATCCCTTAGTGTCTTTCATTCCCCAACCACAGTTATAGTCTATGCTAAGTCCAGTAGTATACCACTGTGATTCACGCCAACCTTGACCAAGGCATAACCAAATAGGAATTCCATATTTTCTGGAATCTTCCACAATAGTTTTGGCATGACCAATCAGTTTAGACTTACGAGTTACTCCTTGCCAAGTTACAGGTTTATCTTGAAACAATTTTTCTAGTCTATCAATAACTACTTGGTCTTGGTTAGGTGGCTGAATATTATTTTTATGTCGATACACCATAACTGCCATACGATATCTAGTTACCAAATCAGTTGGTTTAGAAGTCCAAGCAGTTCCAGGCATATAAATCTGAGATTGAGATATTGTAACAGTGTTGTCAGAAATATTTACTGTGTCAGTAGCATCTATAATTTTAGCCCTAAAAAGAACATCATAGAAATGCTTTTGAGTTATATTTTCGTTAGGTCTAAATTCTGTCTCAGAATAACCCTTAAAGATTTTTTCATTTTTTACATACCAACCTGCTTCTATATCTGTATCAGGCCAATCATCCCACGGTTTTTCAATTGCCATACTCACCCCCATCATCAAGTTGAGGAACGTTCCTACTAAAATCATTGTCAATAAAACCTTCTTCGAACCCCTCATTCTCACCTTGTACTTTCAATTTATCCTGGTGTATGCATTCTCCATCACACCAATTGATACAAAGTCCACAATTTTCTACATAAGGATTCCAGTAAAAAACTGCTTCATCTATCTTAGCAAAATATTTACATTTCCATGTTGGCATAACTCTCCTTTTCGCTAGGGGGATTAACCCCCCTATTGGCTCAGGTCTTCTTAATAAAGACCTCTCCCCTTTTGACAGTAGATACCATAGGATAACCACACTTCCTAATGGCTCTATCTAGTCCTCTTTTTACATTATCAGGATTAGTAGGCATATCTGAAACTACACAATTATTATGTGGCATAGTCCAAAATAGCTCTACAATTTCTTTATAGTTACTTGTTTGTAGCTGTCGCTTTTGTTTTGCCGACTTTACTATCTGCTTCAACTGCGGATTTAGCGGCTTTTGGATTCTCTTTAGCATGTTTCTTTGCTCTTTCCTCACGCTTTTTAATGGCTTCTGGTGTGTTCATAAGCTCTGCCACTTCTTTAGCAGATAACTTTTTAGCAGACACTTCTTTCTTAACAGGCTGTTTAAGCTTTGCCCATTCACGCTTTTCAATTTCTTTACCGAGATTTTGAAAGGCACGACCAACAGCAAAGTTTCTACCTCTACTAATTTTTTCAGTGTCTTCCGCATTTTTTTCTGACACTCCAGCAAAAGGAACTCTACCTATATCAAAATCATTATAGATACCAAAAGCTAGAGTATTCTTACCCGTTCTGACTGTTTCAACAAACTGTACACCAACAAACTTCTTACTCATTTTGAATTCCTTTCACAATATAGACCTAACGATACTCCTATAAACATAATCATACAAGTATTATATTTAGTGTACCACCATTCACAATACTGCATATTACATGCACTTTTTGTTAAAGGACAGGTAATCATTTTTTTCCTTTATGTTCTTTATTATGCTTATATTCCTTTAGAGGCTTCAAATTTTCTAGCACATCATTAAGTTTATTTTCATCTACATGATGTACTTCTTCATGTTTTCCTACAGGAATTCCTGCCTTTAATACAAGATATTTAGCGTAATTTATTTTACGTCTCTTGCCATCAACTTCTGCTATACAATATCTTCTGTTCCCCTTGCCCACAAATGGGCCGCGAATTAAGAATACACTCATAGTAATTTACTCCTACTGAAAATCTTTATGCTTCAGCTTAGTAATAATCCTATGGCCGCTCCTATCTCTAAGCTCTACTACTGGTCTTGCTACTATACCTTCAGCTATAAAATCTCCCCATTGAGACTTAAATCCATGCCTACAAAGGTTAATCATTCCTTCTAAGGTTCCTTGGTCTATTATTGGTACGACCATAATACCAAGTCGGGTAGCTATATCTTCAACAGCTTCTCTCTTGAGCCACCACTCCCCTATTTTAACATCAAACAGCACAAAGTCAACCCCATCGGGGATATATTTTCCACCATTCTGAATCTTGGCTCCAAAGCCTTCACCATAAAGACAAATAGTTCTGATAGCGTCCTCTTGATTATCACTAGGGAAAGCATCCCTTAGCTTATCAATCCAAAAAAGTTCATTCAATTTGTTTACTAAATGGGCAGGAATTTGAGCGTTGTCAGTTTTACCACCAAACCACATATCATCGCCAAAGGCTTCACAACCAACATACATGACTCTTATGTTAGTTCCATCTACTTTCTCAGTAAACTCCCACAAATTATCTTTAAGATATTCAAACTCAGGCTGGGAGTATTCCCCAAAAAGCATTTTCTTTCCATCTGTAGTTCTCTTAAAGATTGAGTTTATCTTATGATATTGGTTCACTCTAAGTCCAATCTAATTTCATTAAGAACAGAACCTTCAGGAACATAATAAGTATCTTCATAACCTTTTACGTCCCAAAATAAGTGATTCAAGAATCCGCTCTTAAAATGTTCTTTGGTCGTAACAACTCTAGGATAACTACCATCAGTAATATAGGTTATAAAACCATCACTAAAATTTCTTTGATTCATAGCAATAAAGTTTTCATCAAGTTGATAGTAATACCTATAAGCAGCGGAACCTTGAAAATATCCAGTTCCTAAGAAGAAGGAGCCTTCAACCCTTCCAGTATCTTTCAAAGCTACTAATTGATATTCTCCAACCTTCTCATGATAATTACCAAGCCAACTAAGACCAAAAGTTAACCCACCCCAAAAAATTCCACTGGCAATAAATACAATGAGTACAAATGTTGCTATAACATCTTCAAATCCATAAAGGTCATCATTTCTCCACAAATAGATAATAATGACCAACCATAGAAAGAAGACTCCCAGCATTCCATATAACATTAACATTTATTAAGTCCACCTTTCAAAGAGATGCCATACTAATTTACCACCATACTGCTGAAACGTTCCTATGTAAGAAAGTCCTCTTGGATTAAAAGGATTCCCTGTTCCAATTATAGAAAATTTCTTCTTCTCCAGCCTATCAGTTCCCGTAGTCTTTACCCAAATACACGGAGTATCTCCTTGCATTTGAACACACAACACCAAGGCATCATAAGGCATTTCAATTTCAAACTCGTCCTCAATGGGAATAGGATACTTCCAGATATACATTATACTCCCGCCTTTACTCGTACTGGACCTTCTGCCATCTTCTCTGCTGTTTTAGCACCTAACTTTATATGGTCACGAAGAAAAGCTAGTATTTCTTTTTTATATTTCTCATTTTCTGGAATATCTATCTCAATGGAGAAGAAATAATTACTATACTTATTATTTGGTCCTACTGTCCAGCGTTTCATGATTCATTCTTTTCATGATACCACTTACTCGCCCACCAAGCGGCTTGAATTAATGGAGTAGAAGTAGCGTGGTCTTCAAACCATTTAGGCTCTTCCCATCTACTTTCCCAACAACGCTCGACCTTTATATTTTCTACATTATACCCACCTTCATCCCACCGCTGAGTTACAACAATACGATGTTCACTATCTAAAGGTATAATTTTCTCACTCATGATTTCCTTCTACTGTATTCAGTTATAGCTTCTTGTGTAGTATAGATTTCTGGTAGATGGTCAAAGTCCAGTATCATCATTGGAAGTCTCCCGGTTCCTATATCTAGCATGAAGTTAACTGCTTCCAACTCCTTTCTAAAGGTAAATTCTCCATACTTTGTATGTACACGATAAACTGTGTATTTTCCTCTTGATTCATGAAACATACTAATCCTCATCATCTCCATCATCTTCAAAATCTAGTGCTTCATCCCAAGTCATTCCTTCAAACAAATAGTCAATAGCTCTAGCATAATAATGAGCTACTGCTTCGGCTACTCCCCACTCAAATCTTCCTTGAAGGAATTCAAGAGCTTCCTTATATCTTTCAGCATCTTCCATTTAGTCTTCCCATTCCTGCATCATATCACGAATAGAGTCTACAATTTTGCGCCCATCAGAAGTTTGAAGTCTATTAACTACTATAGGGCAAAGAGTAGCTTGTGTATCTTTACCAGTAAACAATATGGTTCCCATCATAGCACCCATGAAGTGATTTGTTCCATCTTTCTCCGAAGCCTTTTCATCTTCTTCTTTCATTTTGTTTATCTGGTTTTCAATGTCAAAAGAAGTCATAGACGGGGGAGTTAAACAAAACCTATCCCACGGACAAGTCATACAAATCATTCTAGGTTCAGTACCAGCTTTAAGAGCGTCTTTAATTGCTTCAACATTAGTCATAATATACTCCCTATAAAAAATTGTACCCATACAAAAGTAAACACACTTACAAGTAACCAAGTTGCGAACCTTGCTTTTCTATTTTTAGCATAGAAATAGCCTAATATTAAAACAAGACCCAATTGAACTATTTTAATAACCCAATATGCCCATCCTTTCTGCAACGCCCATAACATTATGGGATTTTCTTCTGTCATCCAGTTATTTGTCCAGAATACATAAGACGCTATCGTATCAAAAACTACTAAACCTAGTAATAATTTAGTCGGATACTCCAGCCTCTCTTTCCAATTCATCAAAGCGTTCATTATTTATTTCCTTGTCCTCTAAGACAGGAGCCTTTTTAGCGTCTCTTAACATCATTTCTAGTGCTTCTATTACTTCCTCTTCGGTTTCACCATAGGCTTTTCCATCCATAGTACGAGCAAAAGGAACACCATCGTCATCATAATATACTTCATGAAGGTCATAGTAATCCCCAAGGTCAGTAACAAAATGAACTATGCGATAGTTCCAATACATTCTAGCTCCTTATAAAAGTTATATCAGTACTGCTAAGACTAAGACCGACTTTAAATTGTCCTCTTCCCCACATTTGCATAATTCCACTGGGATAAAACATATCGGTTCTCAAATCTCCCACTTGAAATCCTGAACCAAACGTTACAGGAGCAGGAGCAATCCAGTGAATATCATCACAATAAGCGGCTATTTCTTTAGGCTCTCCTTTTATAACTCCTACTATAGCAATCAGCATATAACCAGAATCATGCTTTCTTCCTGATGGAATTATCAAAACTGAGTCATAAAAGGATTCATCATCCCAAGCCCTCTTAGGAAGAGCTAAAAGTTCTTTTCTTTTCATAGTTCTAAATCTCCATTTAAAAATTAAAGTCGTAATATTTTTTTGGTATATACTCTAAAAGATGTTTACCACGTTTGCTATACCATTTTCCATCCTTATGCAATCGCGCTCTTATGATTGGTGCCTCTGTATCTATTGATACAATCCATTGTTGTTCCATATTGTTAAGACATACAAGAGAAAAACCACCGGGAATCCAGTTTGGTTTCCATGAAGAACTGCGTTCTGCTTTCATAGCTCTAATTTCAATACATTTATCAGATACTACACGAACTATTTCATAAGGTTCTACATCAGTCCAACCATAAAAATTAGCATACCCTTGTGTTATATTCACTATATCCTCCGTTTGTTTAATGGGCAAGGCGGGAATTGAACCCGCACCCCGGTTTCCCAAAGACTAGATTTTAAGTCTAGCGCGTCTGCCAGTTCCGCCACTCGCCCAATTACAACTAGTATTTCCAGCTAACAGTTACTTTAATATCAAGTTCTTCTAACAAATCATTAGCAACGTCTTCAATAGCACCTTGCAACTCTTCCACATCAACAAAATCTGCTATAAAATCTCCTGCTAAAGTATCTAATCCATCTCCGTCTTCCATATTAGATTCCACCATAGAGAGATAATCGTCTTCACAATTGAGAAGATTTTGTACCCACTGTTCAACAACCTCTCTCATATATTTTTCAAATGGAGTCATTTTTAAAAGCATCCCTTCTTTTTTTTTGGCCGACTCAATTTTCTCTATCTGATTTTCTGGCTACTGAATGCACAAAAACTAGGTTTTGCCTTACCCAAACACAAACATCTTCAGCTAATGAACCAGCAAAATCATCATAGAAAACATCTACAAAATATGACAACCCTTCTTCTAAGTTAGTTGATTCTTCCATAGTTCGATGAAACTCATCAATAATACTAGGTAAATATTGTTTTAAACTTTCGGTAATTACACTTTCTAGTTCTTCATCAATAGAAAGCTCTTTTACTTGCTTAGTTACCATAGTTTTACTCCAGAACAAATTTCATTTTAATATGGTCTTGACTCCATATATAAATCTCATCAAAGATATTATCATAAAGATTTTGCAAATTAGTGGTACAAAAACTTTCTAATCCTGCTTCAACATCTCCTTCATATTCTATTTCTGCTTGTAAATTTTCTAATGCATCAGAAAGCCATTTTTCCAGAGTGTCTCGACAAATTTTGTTAAACTCTTCTTCAAGGGTTAATTTCTTAACAGGCATTTAATCTTCTCCATTTAAAATGTGTTGTAACCAAGTTTGTGCTACTTCAACAATAGTTTGAACTGCTTCCTGGCCGCAAGACTCATATACTTGTTTAGCATCGCCATGCGGCTCTATTTCTGGATATTCCCAAGGGTCTACATATCTAACATTGGCACGATATCGTAGTTTCTGGTGAATTGTCTTTATTCCTTCTATTCCAGCACTATCCTTGTCAAACCAAACAACAAATTCGCTGGATAGATTGAGTAATCTTTCTGCTTGCTTATTAGAGCAATTAATTCCCATCAAGGCAACAGCATTAGTTAATCCGCTTTTTCTAAGAGCTAGAACATCACCTGGACCTTCCACAATTATTACTGGTTCTTCCAATTTAATAGCTTCTTCTCCATAAAGATAGTAACTTTTTTGCATATTCCACATAACTTTATGCCATCGCCCAATTGTGCTTCTAGCTAATGCTCCTACAAGTTTTCCTTCATTAGTTCTTACTGGATAAATCAAACAATCTTGTTCATCCACTTCACCCCGATAAATTTCTGCAAAAGCATCTTCCACTTTGTCATAGTAGAGTAATAATCCTTCGGGAAGAAATTCAGGTCTTTCATCTTTTGGTTTTTCCCTTAATTCTCTTTCAAGCTTGCTAAATCCCCATTCTTCAAGTTGAGATATAGCCTCAGTAGTTGATAATCCTCTAATTCTGCTAACCAATTCCTCAATTGTACCTTTGCTTCCGCAACTAAAGCAGTTGAATACTCCTTTGTCGATATTGATTGAAAAACTAGGATGACTATCACTTCCCGATAAATGTCTCTCGGAAAATGGACAGGATGCATGTATTTCATCCCCTCTTATCTTTACCTTTTTAAGCCCTAATTCTTTGGCTAATTCATCAAGATTTATCATCATTATCTGGACGGCTACCAGCTACCCATCCTAATATCCAAGCAAGTGTAGCAATAGCAATTATTTGTAAAATAACAAATACCCTAGTTGTGTTGGTAAACACAATATTTACACCAAAGATTCTTAAAACATTAGACATTACAGCATTTATAACCAATGCTATAAGGAAAAAATATCCTGCCCATATAACTTTAAACTTTTTAAATGGATTTCTCATAGTCTACTTCCATGAACGATTGACAATCTCCAGCAAAATATGGTTCTTTACCTAGTTTACTACATTCTTTACAGCCACAACCCATAGTGGAATTAAATTCACATTTCATGCAAATGCACTCATTTTCCCATTCGCAGTTCATTTAATCCTCCTTTTTAGAGCAAAAGAACTTAGGAGCGCAAAAATCAAGAGCATTGGTACAATAAAAACAACCAATCTGGCATTCATCGTACTCATTTTTCGAGCATTCGTTACAAATACACTCTGAACAGGGTTCAAGTTCCTCGTAATCGTCCATCCATCACTCTCCAAGTTAAATGCTGGTACATTTATCCACTCCCCAACCCAATTTTCATCCTCACAATCATAAGTGATATATCTATCATACATTTATAACCTCATCATCTTCATTATAATCTTTATCATCGACACTTTTATCTTGTGCTTGAGAAAAGTCTATGGGGTCAAATCTCATATTTATTGGGAAGCTTCCTATATCTCCTTCTCTTTGACCAAGGATATATATAATTCCTCTATTAGCTTTCCTATCAATATCACTACGCCCAATGCCGATAATAGCGTCGGCATATTGAACAATGTACTTTCCATATGCTGCATTCTCCAATCTTGGAACATCAGATTTATCTTCCATTGATTGCTGAGTTGTAGCAATCACTGGGATATTATATGTTTGAGCTAGAATTTTTAGGTCTGTAGCAACATTAACTATTCCACGCCACTCACTCTCACCCCTATCATCTGGAATGAGATAAAGACCATCAACAAATAAAACACCACCATCACCTAAATATTGCTCAACATAAGGGATAATACTAGAAACTCCAGAAGAACCATCTGTTAAATCAAACCCTTTTATTGCATAAGGATTTAATTCTCCAAGTACAGTTCTTTTTTCAATATCTTTGATTCTGTTAGTCCAGGCATCTTTCTGAGCAGGAGAAAGTTCTCCGTGTCTTAATGCTTCATAAGGTAATCTACACTCTATGGCATCAAAACGCCACTGAATAGCATCTGGACTTATTTCCTTAGTTACGAGCAAGGAAGGAGCATTGTGTTCTTTCCAAATATGATGGAACTGCCAAGTTAATAACCAAGTTTTACACATCTTAGCTCTACCCATCCAAACAATCAATTCTCCAGGATGATAGCCACAAGTTAAATTGTCTAGGTAATCCCACGATGTAGAATAACCATCAATTCCAAGATTAGCTTCTCTATTCTCATAAAGAGCAATTCTTGTGTCAGTACTGGCGCGTGAATCAATTGTAGTTCCTGTTCTTATCGCACCCTTAGAAGTAGAGAGAAGATTCTGCAACAACTTTTCAGCTTCATTAATATCTGTTGGTAATAACTCAGCTACTTTTGGAAGAGTCGTATTGAATAACTTCTTCTTATACTGCTCTTTTATCTTGTCAATGAAGAATTGAAGTGGCTCTTCTCCCTCATAAAATTGAAAGTTAGGAAAGGCTTTTTGCAAAGTTTCTCGCTCAGGCACAGCACCATACTTGCTATAATGACTCGAAATTGCCTCAAATACCTCATCATGTTCTTCAAAAAAGTCCTTTTTTATTCGCTCATTAAGAACATGAAGATAGTTTTCCTTGTTTTCAATTTTAGAAATTAACCCGACTTCAATGTTCATTCACTAATCAACTCCAGTTCTTCTATAGAAAAATCACAATCCTCTTCAATCCTATCACCAAATCTCACCCCATAGCTATATCCATCACTATACACATATGTAACTTCCCCAATTTTTCCTTCACATGGGTATTTACACTCCTTGCAATCCTCTGGAGTATTGGGATGAACTTTTACTTTATCTCCTGTATCAAAAATCTCTCTCACTTCTACTCCTTATCATCTTGATATATTACCCACCAAATTAGAGTACCTATAAATAGATTAGCTATTCCTAACCATCCAAAATAAATACTCTCCATATTAAAAAGTAGTATTGCTGTAAGCACATTCGCAACACCAAGTCCTAGACTAATACTTGATGCTACTAACAATTTCCCTCTAAGGGAGTCTTTCATTTTATTTCCTTATTCCAGATTTGTACCATGTGTTCTTGCCATAATTGGCCGAAAGGATACAATGCTTGTACTACATTTTTATCAGTATCATAGTACCATCCTGCACTTTGCTGTCTAAACCAAAAGAGCAAGGAATCTATATCGTTAACTCTCATTGTTCCATTAAACATACAGCCCAAATCATCTAATTCATCTTCAAGCCTATCTAACTTTCCACCAGGATATTTAAAGGTCACATAGAAGATACTAAAATCTTTATAGAAAAGCTGATTTATAGAATGAACGTGTTGTTTGTCTATTTCATAGTTATATTTGAACAATCTCTTTTCAAATCTTTGGCAAACAACACGCTCAAAATTGAAAGCTAATACTGGAGCCATTTTATTTGACAAATCATTCCCCAACATTTAAAATTCCATTATCAGTTAAAACTTTAGCCTTAGTATCTTTAAGAAGGTCTATAGCTCGTTTATCAAAGGCTTCTTTATGATTAACAAGACCTACAAATACTGTACTTCTATCATTGAGAAGTCTTTCTCCTACAAACTTATCCCAAATCTTAACTTGCCAAGGCTCAAGTTTGTTTGTTACCTTGTCTACAACTAGAAAATCGGCTTTAGTTAAATTAGTGTAAACATCGCCTTCCTCATACCAATCTTCTCTTTGATAACCAGAGATATTTTCAGGATTGGTATATCTACTACCCATAAACCCAGCAAGAAAGGCCGCTTTAAGAAAGGTTGCTCCTATCCTACTACCAATAGCGGTATCTTTAAGCTGAATGTAAAGAATGTTTCTAGCTTGAATCCAATCATCAATATCATAGATAGCTGGCCCAATCTTTTTCTTGATACATTCATTATCCCACTCAGTAAAGGACCACTTATAAATAAGCGGAGGAACACCATTGGCTAAACATAAATGATAAAGTTCTTTTTTAGTCAATTACTCCATTCTCCTTAAACCATTCATGCCAATTCTTCGCCATTTCCAAATCGTAAGATTCTGGCCTCATCATTCTAGTTTCTTCTGGACCACCACAATTTAATACTGGGCATCTAAAACACATACTGCTCATATCGAACCGTTCCATATACTGCCTGTCTGGACAATTCTCAGGGCAATTATCAGGAAATTCATACTCCCCGATTTTCATAGCTTACTCGCCTTTCCAATGATTGTCAAGCTCGATTTGTTTCTTGGCTTGCTGACCAATTAACTTAGCCCATCCGTGCGCTCCACAAACAAGGCCAATATGAATGTCGTTCCACTGAGGATACTGTCGATAGTTCTCATACAGCCAGTCTATCATGGCCTTGAAAACGTCTTTTCCCCAATAGCCATAAGACTGTTCGATAATTCCTTTTTTAGCGTTTCTCTGCTGGAAATTATACCAGTGTTCTTTGCCAAGAACTTCTTTGTGTTTAGATTCGAAATAATTCCAGAAGTCCAGCCAGTTCCAATCTTCCACCTTTTTGTCATTGAAACCCTGCTTAGATTTCGGCACTTTATCAATTGGACCAATATTGAAAGGGATAAATTCCTCTTCCCTTACTTTCCCCATGTGAAGTCTCCTGTATACAATATAGTATTATTAACTCTCTATAACCCTTATTAGTATTATAATATAGAGTGTTCGTGAAAGTGTTGCACTTATTAGTTAAACTCATCATAGTTGACTATCCTGAATACTTGCACAGGAGTACAATAAGGGATTTCCTTATATACAGTTATAGTGAAAGGCAGTAACTCACTTAGAACTAAGGAGATTCTAACTGCTTCATCTACAGCATTTCGTTTATCTGGATAGCTATCAGCATAGTCACGTTCTATCCCATTAGTTTCATACTTGATATGATACATATCTCTTCTCCATTCTTAGATAATATGTCCTAGCGTCAAACAGTTGCAGTTTCTTTCCTGATTTAGATGCAGAAGGTTTAGCTTGTGGGTAACAAGCAAAATCAGGTTCAAAAACTGTTTCTCCACATACTAAGACACGGGATTCAAACTGTCTTACTAGTTTTATTTGCCTATTTTTTGACCGGAAAACTAGTAAAAACGGCACCAGGAGGTAGGCTCACCCCCATATTAGATTACTTTTTATCAGGCCAGTTCCAACAAGTTTCATCAGCTACAAACATACCAAAGAAAAATGCATCAAGCATTAACTCAACCTTTTCATTAATGTGTTTGTCCTTGCTTTTGCATCTATGGGAGGAACTTTTTAACTTATCAACTATAAGCTCATGAAATATTACATATAAATCAGCTACTTCATCAGGGTCAATTTCATATATATCTTCCAGAAGAATCAGAGCTTCTCCAACAGAAGTTATTTCACTTGTTTGTTTCTTATAGTCTTCGAACAAGGAATTCATATTAAGATTCACGGGCAACTCATTTCTTCCTAGTAAGAAGATACTCCACAAATTTAGCTAACCAAGCCATGTTAGTTTTCCTTTCTAGGAAGATTAGAGCTTTTCAATATAAAGCTCTCCATCTACCCTACAAAGGGTTACTTTGTCAGAGTATCCGTTTTTTATTGCTCTATGAAAGCCAGAATACACCGCATTGAGTTTTATGCCTTCTGGCGTTATTTTTCCAGCCTTTTCATTTGAGGCTAAAAATTGTTCTACACTAGCAACATATTTGCTGGATTTTCCTTTTCTCGGAGGAATTTCAGCAGGGGTTATAGAGAATGCTTTATTTTCTTTCATCATTATTCCTTTACATAGTTAATAAATGTAGCAACATCAATACCGATTTCTTTCTCCACTCTTCCATTTACAATAAAATTTCGTATGGCTCTCCCTATTATAGCTTGTACTATATTGGCAACATAGGCGACATTTCTTTCGGTACATGGAAGCTCTAATGCCTTTTCTTCTGGCACAAGATATTTCTCATAGTATATTGAGAATTCTTCTGTCGGAAGTACATTAAATACTCTTACTATCTGCCCACCTACGCGCCCATCGACTATCAATGGTACTTTGTTCTTGAGCTTATCCCAAATCAAATGTCGTATTGTCATGCTATCAACTGCTACAACAGTGATAATCTTTGGCAACCTAGTGTCTGGTCCGATAAACTCATTGTGACAATGGATATTCTCACTCTTAACTGGAGAATTAGCCATTATGACTTCTTTTACTGCTTCAACCTTTGGCATACCCAAGTGTTCCCAACCAAAATTCTGGCAACCAATGTTTTCTTCTCCAACCGTGTCACCATCCCAAAGATGTAGAGATTGTACTCCCATTTTGGCTAATGTCAAGGCTACGAAAGAACCAACAGAACCACAACCAAGAATAGCTACTGGTCGGGAATTATCGGGGTTGAAAATTCCTATACTTCTAGTGTAAGCTTCAGTCATAACTAATCCCACATTTCTCTTATTGCCTTAGCTTCAGCTTCATCTAGACCACCATACTTGATGATTCCTTCAATATCATTGTTTTCCCAGGCATTTATTTCGGCATCAAGCCGTTCTTGCTCATTTTTCCATTCAGAATCAGTTAGTTCATGAGCCTTTTTCTCTGGCTTTTTATCCATACAGCTTTGATAACCGCCCCAATAATTTTGAGGCCATCCATACGGGCTGTATCCACCATTTCCTCTTGGAGTTGGTTGCAATTGACCCTGAACAACTATCTCGGGCTTTGGGGGAGTATATTCCTTTACCTTATCTTCTATAGTTTGATTTAATACTTCAGCACTTTCATTATCAAGCCAGTCAACTGCTACATCTATATCTCCTGCAACTATTACTGGAGTTTTAGACATTAGACGAGCTTTCATATCTCCCTTGCGATTTATTACCAGGGATACCACATAATTGCTAGGCCATTCAAGCATTGTATCTTCATCTTGACCAGAATGTGATGGTGACATATTTACATGAGAGTGCCACCACAAAGTAATCTGTTCAATTTTATCTTGTTCTCCCCTAGCAATTAAATCTTCCATATAAATTGCTAGACCAGCAGCAGAAAGGTCACATTTTGAACCATGAACTTCTTGTTCAGTGAGAAACACTTCTCCAACTAACAGGTCATTGTGTTCCTTATCAATCTCAATTAAACCATAACCACCGATTTCTGTGTTTACATTATGAGCATAATACATTAATTCTGCATAAAGTTCTGGAGGAATCCACAAAGTTGTTTTAGGAGTTTCCATTATTCAAACAACCTTTCTTCTTGATGAGGCTCATTATTCTGATTATATTGACATTCCCATTCACGACATTCCATACAAGTTTCATCTTCATCTTCATCAATTCTATGGTCATAATTATCAGGGCATCTAGGACATTCACAAGCTCCATTCAAACCGTAATGGTTATAGTCTAGAAGACCCTCACAATCTTCGCACCTATCACATTCACAGTTTTCATCTAGTTCATGGCATTGGTCACATCTATCACAATAACAATCCCCATTATCTATATTTCCACCACATCTTGTGCAAATCCAACATTCACATTCATCTTCCGGTCTTTGGCATACTTCACAAATATTACAAGCACAAGTACGCGCAGGTTCACCACATTCAGAACAAATTGTTATGCAAGGCAAATGTTCACCTGTTATTTCATGATATCTTCTATCATGAGCATCTCCTAATAGATGGAGAAGCTCTCGCTCTTTCATATCCTTGTAGTAAAATTCATCATCCCAATATAACATACGTCTTCCCCAGGTATCTTCTGGATTATATGCACCTAAGAATCTATACAATTCTTCTATGGCTACATAAAATTCTCCTGTACCAAACCTGAAAAAGATATCACTATAATTACCAAAACAAGGTAGACCACCCTGCGGTACATGAGGATGCGCTAATAGGCCATCCTTAGTTACTGGATTAACTTCATTGAAAATTGCCAATTTCCTTGTGGCTGGATTGTAAACAATCTTATATCCACCAAGAAAAGGTCCATTATCAATTTGAATAGGTTCTGTATAAACTGCCATTCCCTCAGAAGTAAAAGTCAACTTTGTAACATAGGGAAGAGTTTCTACTTTCTTAAATTCGTCTTCAAGCTTAGTAGAACTTAATGCACTCTCAAACTCCTTTTGTTTCTCAGCTATCTGCTGCTCTCCCCGGTCTATTGTTAGTTTTTTATCTGTTATTTCTGTGATAAGCTCGCTTATTTCTTCAGAAATAATTGCATTTGCTTCATTCAAAGTCTTTATGTCAAGCAGTAGACCATTTTTTGATTGAAGAATAAATGCCTTGGCTTGCAAGGCCAGTGGAATTTCCTGGTTTTCAAGCTCAGTTTTTAAAGTTTCAAAGTCAGTAAAGGCAAGAGGAATAAGAAGTTTCTTCCAGAAGAAATCCTCTTTCAGCAATTCAAAGATAGATTTTATTCCACTCATTGTATCTTCACTAAACATTACTGAGTTTAGTAAGATAGTGTTACCAAAGCCTAATTCATTTTTTCTAATAACACAAAACGGTAATACTATGCAGTTAGCTCGATTTTCCTGAATGAAATAGAGACTCTCCATAGTAACCATAGAGTTTGGCATAAATATAAGGTTCGCCAAATTTCTAAACGCCACGCCTTGTGGACTATTTACAAGAGCATATTGTCCTTGATTTCTCCATACTTCTCTACCAAGAAGAATTATGGTAGGAACATTTCTAATCATGTAATAATTAGATGGATTAAACTCTACTGCCAGTGGAAAATCTATTTCAAGTTTAGACGCACAAACAGCAGCATCCACAGTAAAATCTGATTCTTTTCTTGACAAACCAGAGCCAGTGAGATTACCATAGAAAAAATGTGTAAATTTTTCATCTTCAGCAGCAGATATTACAAATCCATCTTCCAGCGAATAGATAGCTCTATTCCTTGTGTCATATTCAGCCCAAAACTCTTTTACTTTATCATAAGTTAAAGTTACATCATCCCAGGCAAGTTGAGAATAGACTCCATTATTTGTTCTGTAAAAAGCTACATAATGAGTAACTTCTGTTTTCTCTTGAAGAAAGTACTGAAAATCTTCTCTTTCAGAGGTTGGTAAGAATATTTGCATCTTTTTTCTCCTTAGAAACAAGAAAAGAGGGAGAGACAAGGAAATAAATCCTCATCTCTCCCTCAGTTTAGATGCTAAACAGCAGCACCTTTGGCATCTTTAGTGCCAATCAGATAATCACCACAGCCAATGCTGTAGTCATCAAGTTCAAAATCGTCATCAATAGGTTCACTATGAAGACGAAATTCCAAATCAAGGTCAAGACCTTTGATAATCTTCATATCACCTACAGTTGTTCCAGCAGGAACTTCGCACGGACGAACAGGCTCACCCTGTACAGCAAGATTGAAAGTAACAAATTCAGCCATTATCTTTTCTCCTTTGAAAAGATTATACATTACAATGCATATATATACA